CTGGAGCGACTGGCGCTAAGGGTGTTACCGGAGCAACCGGTGCTAAAGGTGTTACTGGAGCCACCGGTGCTAAAGGTGTTACTGGAGCCACCGGTGCTACTGGAGCTACTGGTGCTAAAGGTGCCACTGGTGACTCTGTTATAATTGGACTAAGTAAGTGAAAGCCGCTATATCAAAGGGTTTTCGCTAATCTTAGTCCAATTTTTTTACCCTATTTACCCATCACTCAAAATCTTTTTACCCAAGAAAGGAGAACGCCGATGGCGAAAATCATTGCAATTATCAACGAGAAAGGCGGAGTGGGCAAAACAGCCACGGCTACCACCCTTGCGTATCTCTTGTCCAAGAAAGGACATCGCACCGCCCTGCTTGACTTTGACGGTCAGGGGCATTCGAGCATCATCTTTGGTGTGAAGAATCCCAATAAACTGGAGGTGACAATAAACACCCTGTTACGCAAGCTGGTTGAGGACGAGCCTTTACCCGAACCCGAAAGCTATATCATCAAAACCGGTTGCGGTGTTGACCTGATCCCATCCAATACTCAGCTTTTCACCCTTGAACGCAATCTCTGCAATGTAGATTTTAGAGAGAGGATACTGACCCAATATATTGACACCATCAAGGACAGCTATGAGTACATCATCATCGACTGTATGCCGCAAATGGGTACGCCGATGATTAACGTGATGATGTGTGCCGACAGCATTATCATTCCAACACAGGCGGAGCTTTTGTCCGCCCAAGGACTTGCGGAGCTGCTCAAGCACCATCAGGCCATTCAGAGGAACAGCAACCATCGCCTTCGTATTGAAGGCATCTTGATTACCATGGATTCCCCCAACACGATACTTTCCGCACAGGTGAACGACCTGATACAACGTGGTTTTGCTGACAAGGTTCCTATTTTCAAGACCCATATTCCAAGGTCCATCAAGGTTGCGGAAGCCGTGCTTCACCATCAGACCATTTGTGAATTTCTGCCGGGAAATCCTGCGGCAATCGCCTATGGGCAATTTGTGGACGAACTGCTTTCGGGTGAACACGGTAAAATTGCGGAAAGGAGCGTTTAACCTATGGCGATACCAAAACCCAAGGCTCCCTTAATCGATTTTGATGAAATGCTGGGTATAGAACCCCAGCAAGATGCCGCCCCTGCTCCTGTGCAGGGTGGCATCTTGGAAATGGATTTCAGTTTGATGGAGTCCTTTCCAAATCACAGGTTCAAACTCTATGAAGGACAGCAGCTTGACGATATGGTGGATAGTATCCGCCAGTTTGGTATTCTGCTCCCCATTATCCTGTGGTACACTGAGGACGGACGGTACATTATTCTCAGCGGACATAACCGTAAAAACGCCGCCCAGCTTGCCGGGTTTACAAAAGGCCCTGTCATCATCAGGGAAAATCTGACCTATGAAGATGCTGTCCTGATTGTAACAGAAACCAATTTGCGCCAACGTTCCTTTGGCGATATGAGCTATTCAGAACGTGCTTACTGTCTTGCCCAGCACTATGCGGCACTCAAATCACAAGGCAAGAGAAATGACCTTTTGGCAGAGATTGAAATGCTCTTGAACCCGCATGATACCGAGGAAAATTCAACTTCGTCTGAGGTTCAGACGAAGTTGAGATCAGATGAAAAACTCGGACAAAATTACGGTCTTTCACGGGACAAGGTGGCAAAATACATCCGTATTTCAAACCTTATCGAACCTCTCATTTCCCGTGTTGATAGTGGTGAGATTGCCTTTCTTGCCGCTTATGACCTCTCTTTTGTTGAGGATGAAGCACAACAGCAGAGAATTGCCGACCTCATGGAGTCCGACAACTATAAGGTAGATACGAAAAAGGCAGAGTTGTTCCATAGCTACTATAAGGCTGGCAAGCTGACTGACACCGCCATTGTACAAATTCTTTCAGGTGAGAAAACTCGCAAGCCCAAAAGCAATAAGCCACAGCCGGTCAAAATCAAGCCTGCGGTCATTTCCAAGTATTTCACACCACAGCAGACCCAAAAGGAAATTGAGGAAGTCATTGATAAGGCTTTGGCACTGTACTTTGAAAATCAAGAATCGGAGGTGACAGCTTGAGCAAGGCGACCATTCTTGCCGACCTATATAAAAAGTCGGTGCAGGAATACACGAAAAACCCTGTGGAGTGGAAAGGTCTGCTGTCCTGTGTGGCGAGGTATTATAAGCGTTCCTTTGACAATGCGGTACTCGTTTACGCACAGCGACCTGATGCAACTCAACTTGCCACCTTTGACGAATGGCATGACAAGCGAATTGACCGAAATATCAATGCAGGGGCAAAGGGCATTGCGGTCATCGACATGACGAACCCCACGGCAAGTTTGAAGTATCTGTTTGATTTCATGGATACCAACGGCAGTGAACAGAGTTTCAAAAAAGTTATGAGTTACCTATGGGAGTTGGAGGATCAGTATAAACCCAGCGTGTTGGCGAGATTTCACGAGAAGAATAGCACTCCAACCTCCAGTATCGAAATGTGCCTGTATAAGCTGGTACAGCAACGGGTTCGTCAGGTTTTACCACAGTACATGGAAAATTTCAAGGTGCGTGACGAAAGCAGCGTACTCTACGATGCTCCCATTGAAGCGGTAAAAGCGGAGTTTATGGAGCTTGTTACCGACAGCGTAGCTTATACCGTGTTTTGCAAATGTGGGCTTTCCACCGAGATGTTTGATGAACACACCTTTGAGAACATCAGCCACTTTAACAGCATGGATCTGTTTATGACTATGGGAAACTGTACGGTTTCCCTTGCAAGACCCATCCTGAGAGAAATCCATCAGGAAATCCAACAAATTAAAATCGAAAGGAGCCAAATTTATGAGAACCGAACCGTTAATGAACCTCAATTACCGGAAGAGCGAGGACGGTCTGCTCTACCCCGAACTGCAAATCTCGGAGAACGAGAAAATCGACCGGACACCGGTGGGCAGATTCGGGAACCTGTGGAAGAACTTCATGCTGGAGAACCACCCGCACCGCCTGTCGGAGCTGGTAGCACAGGGCAAAATCAACGAGATGATTTTGAAAGTGGACGAGGAAGCCGAGAGTCGCAAGGAACGGCTGATACAGGAACTTCTGACCGCACAGCCGATGCCGGACACCGAGGACACGATGGAGAGAGCCGCCCACATGGGCATGATAACCGACACAGCGGAGGAAATCGTAATCAACGAATTGGTACTGCAACCCCGATAACACAAAGAACAGAGCCGCCCACAGATGGTAAACAGCCGTCTGTGGGCGGCTTTTTTTCTGTCCCTCCTACATCGCCGCCTGCACCTGTTTCCGTGCAGGAAGCCCCTGAACAGGTTCCTGCACTGGATGAGGAAGAAATCTCCGACCTCATTGATGTGGTGCTGTGTGCTGATGATATTACCCCTGATACAAGGGAATGGACAGCGGAAATCCATAAATTCTTTGAGGGCGGACACAAGCAGACTACGAAAGCCAAAATCCTGAAAGCCTTTTATGGCAAGCTGGATACTGACTACATCACGGAAACCGGAGAATATTTATATCTCACCGCAGGCGATGATGGGCTGACTTTTGAAATCGAGGGTCAGCAATTCACCGAGGACTATGGCACGCTCGTCAGCCGGATTGACCGCTTGATTCTGACCGGGGCATATCCGTTTAGCTCCGCAGACACCGTGATTGACGATTATGCCATCCCCGATGAACAGGAGGAAATGCAGGGCTTTACAGACGAGGACGAAAATAGTCCTGATGAACCGCTTGCGTCTACCGAGTTGTCTGAAACGGACAGACAAAAAATCATTGACCAATACCTCCAGCATGGCAGCGGCACACAAGGCGGCAGGCAACGAATTTTTCAAGTTATGCTGTCCATGCCTGCCAAGAAGGATCGTATGTCGTTTATTAGGAAGGAATACAATTCCTACGGCTGTTACAGCAAATCCCCCAATGGCGACCAATGGCATTTGGAATCTACCCCCAAGGGGCTGACGATTGATTACCGGCTCGGTTCGCTGGAATTGCATGAAGTCCTTTCATGGAATCAGGTGGAAAGCGGTATCTCTGACCTGATCCGCCAAGAACGCTATCTGGCGGAAAAGGATAAAACGGAGATGGAAGCCGAGGGGCAGACTGTGTACTTGCCAACTCCCGAAGTGTCAGAGCAGGAAGCTCCCGATAGGCAACTCAATTTATTTGATACCATCCCTGCCATGCAGGACAGCTATGAGGACGCCGCCGAGGACAGTAATGACGGTCTGATTGATGGAAATTCCATCATGCCGGTGCAACTGCCTTTTCAGGAGGGCGACCGAATTTATTATAACGACTGTGTATATGAAATCGTGAAATTTCTGCACGATGGGCGCACAGTTGAAATCGGGGATATTGCACAGCTTAAAAATCTGAATAGCCTTAAAATTACCGAGCGTGTGCCGCTTTCTGCTATTGCGGACTGCAAACCGCTGAAAGACCATTACACAGATGGCGAGATTGCCACCATGGTAGTGGAAAGTGTCCAAAGCGGCGATTTCTCGGAAGAAACGCAGGCTGCTATTCAAGCCGCCGCCCTTGTCAACCAGTCCAATGAGGAGTACAACAATGCCATCATGGACGATTTTTTTGCCCGTGCGTGGGGCGAGGGTTTCAATTACCGCTATTCCTCCGACCATCATCTTTACGATGGCGGTCCGAAAACTAAATTCAAAAACAACATTGCAGCCATTCGGCTTCTAAAGGAACTGAAAGCACAAGGGCGCCCAGCAACAGCGGAGGAACAGATCATCCTTGCCCGTTTTGTCGGCTGGGGTGGGCTTGCAAATGCCCTTACACCGGATAAAAGCGGATGGGAAACAGAATATGCGGAAATTAAAGAACTGCTGACAGACGAGGAATTGCAGGCGGCACAGAAAAGCACCCTGACCTCCTATTACACGGAACAGAGCATCGTTAGCCACATCTATAAAGGGCTGGAGCGTATGGGGTTTCGGGGCGGCAATATCTTAGACCCCGCCCTTGGTACAGGCAACTTCTTTTCCGTACTGCCGGAGAGCATGGAGTCCTCCAAGCTCTACGGCTGTGAAATCGACCCAATCCCCGGACAGATTGCAAAACACCTTTATCCTGATGCGGACATTCAGGTGATGGGCTTTGAAAAGACGGCTTTCCCTGACCATTTTTTCGATATGATGGTGGGCAACGTGCCGTTTAACTCCATCAAGGTGGATGACCCTCGCTACAATAAGCATAATTTCCATATTCACGATTATTTTATCGCAAAATCACTGGATAAGGTTCGTCCGGGCGGCATGATGGCGCTTATTACCTCCAAGTTTACGATGGATAAGGCAAATTCCAGTATGCGCCGTTACATTGCCGGAAAAGCCGAGCTGATTGGCGCAGTCCGTCTGCCAAACAATGCGTTCAAACAGGTTGCCGGAACCGAGGCCACCACAGACATTCTTTTTCTGAAAAAGCGGGAACGGGAAATTGTGCCGGACGAGGAAAGCAGTCCTTGGCTGACCGTAGAGCAAGACGAAAACGGCATTCCCATGAACACCTATTTTATCGACCACCCGGAAATGGTGCTGGGTGAGATGGTGTTTGACGAGTCCATGTTCGGCAACGAAAAGGCCACCGCCTGCCACCCGATAGCCGGAGAGGACTTGAATGAACGGCTGGAGCGTGCCATTTCCTATCTGGACGGCGAATATACCGAGGCCACCTCTGAATATGAGGGTGAAAAAGAAGTGCTGCCAGAATCCATTCCTGCTGATCCCAATGTGCGCAATTTCAGCTATGGGCTGGTAGATGGTGAGCTATACTACCGTGAAAATTCTCGGATGTATAAGCAAAATATCACCGGCCGGAAAGCCGAGCGTATTCGTGGCATGGTGGAGGTTACGGCATCCATCCGCAGTCTGATTGACTTCCAAAACAGCGAATATGCAGACCTACATGAGCTGCCCACCATGGAATATGAAAAGCAGCTTCAGGAGCATATCGCCCATCTCAACCATGTTTATGATGGCTTTGTCAAAAAGCAGGGCTATCTCAATTCTTATGCCAATGTAATCGCATTTTCAAGGGATTCCAATGCCCCTTTGCTCCGTTCCATCGAGGCGGAGAAAAAAGACCAAAAGGATGTATGGGAAAAGACCGCTATCTTCTACAAAGCGACCATCAAGCCCAAGATTATGCTCAAGGCAGTGTTTTCGGCTGAGGAAGCCCTGATGGTTTCCCTCAATGTGAAGGGCAAGGTTGACCTTGCCTATATGTCCTGGCTCTATCAGTATCCCGATCACCACAAGGCTACACCGGAGGAAATCATTGATGAGCTGGGGGATAAGATTTACCAAGACCCCGATGATTACACCGGCAACCCGCACACCGGCTGGAAAACCGCCGACGAGTATCTAAGCGGCTATGTCAAGGATAAGCTGGCGACGGCAATCTTGAAAGCAGAGGAAGAACCGGAACGGTTCAGCCGAAATGCAGAGGCATTGAAGCTGGTACAGCCGGTTCCCCTGACCCCACAGGACATCAGCTTTACCCTTGGTTCCACATGGATTCCAACGGAGATTTACCAGCAATTCATGTACGATACCTTCCAGACTACGCCCGGAAATCAAGTCGGTCGCTTTAGCATCTCCCTTGAGTTTTCCAAATACAGCGGCGCCTATCATATTACCAATAAAAGTGCAGAAAGCAACTCTGTAACGGTCAACCAGTCCTACGGCACAGGACGGCTCAATGCTTACGAAATACTGGAAACCACACTAAACCTCCGTTCAGTGGAGGTCAAAGACCCGGTTGACTATATTGACCCGAATACCGGAGAGGAAAAAACGAAGTACGTCCTCAATAAAAAGGAAACCATCTTGGCTCGTGAAAAACAGGCGGAAATCAAGATGGCTTTTGAAAGCTGGCTGTTTGCCGACCCGGAGCGTGGGGCAAGCCTGACGAAGCTCTACAATGACCGTTTCAATAACATCCGCCCCCGTGAATACAGCGGTGACACCCTGCTCATGCCGGATATGGCGGAGGGCATCAAGCTGCGCAAGCATCAGAGTGATGTAATCGCCCATGGGCTTTACAGTGACGGAAATCTGCTGATGGCGCACGAAGTTGGTGCTGGAAAAACCTACGCTGCTGTTGGCCTTGGCTATGAAATGAAACGGCTGGGTGCAGTCCATAAGCCCCTTTATGCCGTGCCAAATCACCTTGTAGGCGAATGGGCAGCTCACTATATGAAGATGTACCCCAACGCCAATATTTTGGTGGCCGAAAAAAAGGATTTTGAGCGAAAGAACCGCCGCCGCTTTGTCAGCAGGATTGCCACCGGTGAGCATGACGCCATCATCATGGGGCATAGCAGCTTTGAACTGATTGGCTTATCCAGAGAGCGCCAGCTTGCGGCTATGGAATCGGAAATGGCGGCCATTACAGAGGCAATAGCGGAGGTAAAAGCCCGTGACGGCAAGGACTGGACACTCAAACAGATGCAGATTTTCAAGTCCAACCTCCAGTTTCGCTATGACAGGCTGTTCAACGCAGAGAAAAAGGACAGTGTTATCAACTTTGAGGAATTGGGCGTGGACGCCCTGTTTGTGGACGAGGCCCATGCCTATAAAAACAATTTTTCCTACACCAAAATGCGTAACGTGGCCGGAGTAACCGGGGTCAGCAGCCAGCGCGCCATGGATATGCACCAAAAATGCCAGTATATCAATGACCTGAACAATGGCAAAGGTGTGGTTTACCTGACCGGCACTCCCATCTCCAACACGATGGCAGAGTTGTATGTCCTGCAAAAGACCTTGCAGCCATGGGAGCTGGAAAAGCGTGGCCTGCTGATGTTTGACGCATGGGCAAGTACCTTTGGCGTGGTGGAGTCCTCATTGGAAATCAAACCGGAGGGCAACGGCTACCAGATGAAAAATCGTTTTGCACGGTTTCACAATTTGCCTGAGCTGATGGCCATGTTCCACATGATTGCGGACATTAAAACCGCTGATATGCTGGACTTGCCTACTCCAAAGCTGAAAACCGGCGGTTCACAGGTTATCAAAACGGAATGTACCCCGGAGCAGAAACGCCTTGTAATGGAGTTGGGAGAACGGGCGGAGAAAATACGCAACGGCCAAGTGGATAGCTCCGAGGATAATTTCCTGAAGCTCACGCTGGAGGCTCGCCTGCTGTCCACTGATCCGAGAGCCATTGACCCGGATTTACCGGATGACCCCAATACAAAACTCAATGTCTGCGCACGGAAAGCGGCTGAAATCTACCATGAAACCGCTGAGAACCGCTTGACACAGCTTATTTTCTGCGACCAAGGCACGCCCAAGGGTGACGGCAGCTTTAATTTTTACGAGGCTACCAAGGCGGTGCTGATTGCACAGGGGGTAAAGCCGGAGGAAATCGCCTTTATCCACGATGCCAAGACGGACGTACAGCGGGAGCAGCTTTTTGAAAAGGTGCGAACCGGTGAAATCCGCATCTTAATGGGCAGCACCGGAAAAATGGGCACCGGCATGAATGTTCAAAATAAGCTGGTGGCTCTCCATCATCTCGATGTGCCGTGGCGCCCCTCTGATCTCATTCAGCGCAATGGCCGCATTCTCCGTCAGGGCAATGACAACGAGGAAATTTCTATCTTCAACTACATCACAGAGAATACCTTTGATGCGTACCTGTGGGTGCGACATGAAGTCGCCTGATTTAACTGTCTGGCATTGTGACCAGACCAACTTTTCCGTAAGTTGAGCCTAATATCAACTGCATTGCTGGTAACGGCGGTGTGGTAAGCTGATATGAAAATGTAGCCCTATTTGGAGGCGAAGCCGTGAGGCAGAGCCGAAACTGTTAGCACAATACGGTTAGGGAGCAGGCTTGATAGTATGGTTAACGTAAGTGAACTACTGATAAACGTCGTTAAGGCGAACAGGTCAAAGTTGCTGATAGACCTGAACCAAAATGGTATGCAGTCGGATAATCCTTTCCATAGTGGGATTACACGGACACAAGACTGCCGGCGGAGAGGTAGAACCTAAACTATCATTGTTAATCAGGTGGAACATGGTAAGCCCGTACTGTTGCTTTTAGCAAAGCAGACTGTAAGGAATGCCGATAACAGTGCGGGTACAGGAAAACGGAAAAAGCGAATGCCATTTTGTAATGAGATGGATAGGAGTTTCAATGTTACTCCACACGAAAGTGGGCAGACTTCCGTTCGGTTTCTAATCACAAGATAATTTACAGAATTTTGAAAGGAGAAAGCAAATGAACATGAAAATGTGTGCTACTTCTGACGTGGCTATGCAATGGGAAAGCATTGACTGGAACAAAGCCGACCGCTACGTTAAAAACCTGCAAATGCGTATTGTGAAAGCATTTCAGGAGGGCAAGAAAAACAAAGTGAAATCACTGCAGCACTTGCTCACTACCTCTTTTTATGCTAAAGCATTGGCAGTAAAAAGAGTCACAGAAAATCAAGGCAAAAAGACAGCAGGGGTTGACGGAGAAATCTGGACAACACCAAAGGACAAATATCAGGCAATAGAAAGGTTACAACGCAGAGGTTACAACCCAATGCCGTTAAAAAGGGTATATATCCCCAAGAAAAATGGCAAGAAAAGACCTTTGAGCATTCCGACCATGACAGACAGAGCCATGCAGACTTTATATAAGTTTGCATTAGAGCCGATTGCAGAAACCACCGCCGACCCCAACTCTTATGGGTTTCGAGCGAAAAGATGTACGCAAGACGCTATTGAACAATGCTTTACCAGTCTGAATAAAGGTAAATCTCCAAAATGGGTGCTTGAGGGAGATATAAAGGGTTGCTTTGACAACATTAGGCACGAATGGATACTGGAACACATCCCTATGGACAAGGAAATACTGCAAAAATGGCTCAAATGCGGATATATTGAAACCAAGAAACTATTTCCGACAGAGTTCGGAAGTCCGCAGGGTTCGCCGATTTCACCGACTATCAGCAACATGGTACTTGATGGCTTGGAAAAGGTAATCAAGAATAAATACCACAAGCATAAGGTGAATGGAAAGGCATATTTTCCAAAGGTTAATTTTGTCCGTTACGCTGATGACTTTATCGTCACAGGAGAAAGCAGAGAAATTCTTGAAAACGGTGTAAAGCCCATTATCATTGAGTTTCTCGCTGAAAGAGGTTTGGAATTGTCAGAGGAAAAGACACTGATTACCCACATCAATGACGGTTTCGACTTCTTAGGCTGTAATGTCAGGATGTATGGAAATAAACTCTTGACCAAGCCCTCTAAGAAAAACTTTGAAGCGATAGTCAGAAAAATCAGGGATGTCATCAAAAGTAACCAGTCAGCAAAGCAGGACTTCTTGATTAGAAAGCTCAATCCTATCATTCGGGGTTGGGTAAATTATCAGAAGTATAACGTATCTGCACAAGCCTTTGAAAAGCTTGATTATGAAATTTGGCAATGCCTGTGGCAATGGTGCAAAAGACGGCACCCCAAGAAAAGTCGGAAATGGATTGCAAAGAAATATTTCCACACAATCGGAAATCGGACATGGACTTTTAGCGTTCCGACTGACGGTAAAATGGAAAATGGCGAAGATTACTATATCCGCTTGATTTACGCAACAGATACAGACATCAAGAGATTTACAAAAATTAAAGCGGACGCAAATCCATTCGATGAAAATTGGCAGTTGTATTTTGAAGAAAGAGCCGACAAGCAGATGAGGAATGAAATCAAGGGAAGAACCATCATAAATAGGCTGTACAAAGCCCAACAGGGTTGTTGCAGTCATTGTGGCGGTAAAATCACTCTTGAAACAGATTTCCAAATCCACCAAGTTGGTAATGGAAAGAATATGACAAAAAGTCTTGTACACCCTGAGTGCCACCAAAAACTCCATGCCTTGGCAAAATGTGAAATGCTGGCTCTCGAAGGAGAGTTTATAGAAGCTTGAGCCGTGTGAGGGGAAACTCTCATGCACGGTTCTTAGGGGGGAAGGTGGCAGTAATGCCGCCGACCTACCCGACCAGATTTTAGAGCAGAAACAGCGGTATATCAGTCAGATTATGACCGGTCGCTCTACCCTCAGAACCTGTGAGGATGTAGATAGCACTATGCTCCAGTATGCCGAATTTAAGGCCCTTGCAACCTCCGACCCAAGAATTAAGGAGAAGATGGAAACGGATAACGAGATCAGCCGCCTGACGGTGCTGAAATCCGCATGGCAGAGCCAGCGCAACGACCTTCAGTACAGGATTGGAAAACACTATCCAAGCCAGATTGCCGCCACCGAGCGTAAAATAGCAGGGATGGAAGCTGACCTTTCTACCTACACAGGAAATAAGCCGGCCGAGTTTCAAATGACTATTGACGGCAGGCTCCATGATGAGCGAACGAAGGCTGCCGAACATTTCATGGTTCGTTCCCGCAAGCTGGGACGAAACACCGGGGACACCCTTGATGTGGGCAGCTATGCAGGCTTTCCAGTCCGGTTGATACGGCGTATGGGAGATGGAGTTGGCATCCAGCTATGCGGCAAATGCACCTATACTACAGATTTGGGCGAGTCGGAGCTGGGAAACATTACCCGTATTGAAAATCTTGCGGAACGCATTTCATCAGAACTGGAAGTCGCCAAGAACGACCTTGCGGATTTGCACCGCCAGCTTGATGCGGCGAAGCTGGAGAGTGAAAAACCCTTTGCCGGTGAAGAAAAATTGGTGCAGTTACAGAGAAAAAAAGTTGAGCTTGACCTTGCCTTAGAATTTAAGGATACCCCTGATCCTGTTTTAGAGCCGGACGAGGACAATGAGAATGTTATGAATTATGAGCCGGACGGGGAAGCAGATGCACCAATCAGAACGGCTCCCCCCTCTGCACACCTCACGCTGGAACAGCGGCTGTATCAGAAGCTGGCGGTTTTCGCAAGCCCCATCCTTGAGGGGGACGCCTATTACATGAAGTTGAAAAGTGAAGGATTTGAGGATTTGGTGCTGGAGGCCATTGGTGGGGATGAATACAGTATCGCCCATTATTACAGACAAAATGGTGATTCCATGCGTGACCCTGAGATTACCTTTACCATTGATAGACAGACCTGTTCCATTCACCCTACATCGTTCTTACAGGACGATATAGGGCTTTTTTATGATACGGACAGCGTACCGCCATCAAGGGTGCGTGATTTGAAGGATTTCATGTCACAGTGGTTTACCAACATCAAGGAGCAGGGGTTTGAGCCTGAAAAGGTATCCGTATATTCATCGGAAAATGAAGATGAAAGCGAATTTGAAAGATAGGAGGGATTTTTTGAAACACGATATTTCACCAGAGCTGACCGAGCTTTTCAAGAAAAAAGCATCAGTCTTAGGGTATTCTGTTCGTGAAGAAGCTGCGGAGCATGACCCGCAGCTTCTTTTATCTGCTTTTCGGGATCAGGAGGAAATCTGCAAATTTGAAAAGACCGGCGCCATGCGTTTCAGGCGGGACAGCCCTTATGTGACGGAGCGTAAGGAACTGCACAATCTGCTGTTAGACCTAAAAGAACGCTATGATTTATACCTGAACGCAAAACCGCTTGACTGTGAAGGGGTCCGTGATTTTCGGCTGATTTCAGAGTTTGGAAATCATCTTCTTGCCGCCAAGCAGTCCAAGGACAATGAAATCCGCTTTGTCACATGGCAGTATGATTATGACCGCAGCGGCGTGTCCCTCGGACATTACTATGAAACCAATTATGAGGGCGCTTTGAAGGATTTTACCGTGCGCTCCGGCCTGCTTGACGAAAATCAGCTTTTCACGAAGGATGAAATGGCGGTATTGTATGCCTCCTGCGTATTTCGTGGACGGAATGACGATGACCTGACCTTTGAAAGCGAAAAGGAATTGCAGGCCGTCATAGAAAAACTGGAAAGCAATCTGCCCCAGCAGAGTATGGAGCAGGAAACCGCAGCGGAACAGGAGGTTGAGCATGGAATATAGCCAAATCAACACCATTACCAAATTTGGCCCGGACGATTATTCCCTATGGACTCTCACCATGCCCCGTGACCAAATAGGACAAATCAGGCAAGGCGCGCCTGTTGTGGAGGGCGATATGCGCCGGGTGTTTGAGGAAATCCGTTCCGTCGATTACCAGCCGGAATCGGTATGCAACTTTGTCCTCCCCCAAAGCAAGGGCTTGCGCCTGTTTCGGGTTGATATGGGTGAAGATTTTGCAGACAGAAACCGGCATAACGGCTGCTCCGTCCGTGGCTCCAGAGAAGAAATCATGGCAGAGCTGCGTGAGGTACTCAAGGGGCAGGGATACCACCTATACGGAAATGCCCATTTTCAGAATGTAGATGTGCTGGAAACCCTGCAAAAGATTGTGGAGCATAACACCGACTATTATAAAACGGACTTCCAGTATGATGTAGAAAAACTGCGAGCGGCTGCTGCTGACCGCAATGCGCAGCGGCATTTCCTCTGGATGAGCAGGGGCGGCGGAACATGGTGCTTTGCGGAACCGGAGGTCTATATCCGCAGAACCAATGCACATAACACATGGAATTACTACGGCGCCGGGAATAACAGCGAACACGTTAAAACCTTTTGGATTGAACTGAAAGGTATGCGGGATGAAAAGGTTATGGGCGATATTGTGGAGATAGATTATCAGAAGCACTTGGATTATCTCTGCACCCATTCCTTTGAACCGGCTGCCGTAGAGGTAGTGTTCAAGAACCCCAACGGTCTGCGCACCTTTTCCTATCGGGAGTATAACGAAAATTATCAATCCATTGCCCAGCGTTACGGTACGGTGGAACGCATTGCATTTCAGGTGGAAAACTCCGACCAGTTTGCCCGTGCCGTTATTCAGGCACATGGACTGTTTTGGGACGCCACAGAGCCGATGAAAATTGATGATTATGTGAAACGGCTGGATCGTGACCGGCTCCATGATTATGGCTATACCGCCGACAATCTGGTTCTGACCGGCCCTTTAGATGCGGAAAAGGCGGTAAAAAACGCTCTTGCCTGCTATGCCCTTTCCCCTGACGGCTCCAAGGAGCTGATTGCCAACCGTGACGATTTCCAAAAGCACCAGTACAGAGGCGCACTGTTCGGCATGACAGCCGAGGAACGGGACACCCTGCAATATTTCAAGCAGGACTGCACTCCGCTGTTTTCCCATGAAGAAATGCGGGAAATCTGTGCTCTTGCGGTACAAGCAGGGATGGAAAATAGCCCTGAAAAGGCTTCCCTGCTGGATCGCATTATCCATAAGGCGGAGTGCGCCATGTCAAAGGCGGAAATCTCATCTGCTTTGGAGCAAGAACATGAATTTGAGATGGAGGATAGAGAATGAAAAAGAAGATGAATCCCAAAACCAAACGGGCGGTGATGGTTCTTGCCATCATCGCCCTCCTTATTTTTATCATCGGGCTGGTAAGCTGTTCTATTCAGCTTTCGCAGAAAGCCCAGCCGCAGCCTGCTGTGACGGACACCGATAATCCGGTTCCCACCCCTGACGATAAAATTATAATCCCCAAAATCGACCCTCAAAACCCCGACAATCTGATTGACGATGCACCTCCGCAGGAAACCATGGATAGCAAGCCGGAGGAAACCGGGAACGGCGGCAAAGATACGGAACAGGGAAAGAATACGCCTTCCCCTGCAAAACCTACGGAGAAACCGCTGGTATCGCCCAAGCCGGTAAAGCCAGCCGATTCTGCCATACCACCGGTTACTCCAACCCCCAAGCCTACTATGCCGCCTGCTACTCCCACACCAAAGCCGAGTGAGCCTGTGAAGCCGACAAAGCCCACCGAGCCACCGAAGCAGGAAGAAAAGCCAAGTACGCCCGACAAACCGGGCGGCGGCAGTACCAGCCATCCCGCCGCTGTGGTAGAAATCCTTATCCCTGAGTACAGTCACGCAGATAGGGATTTTGAAGTAAAGACCACTCTGCGCAACGTGAAGTCGCTGGACTGGACGATTGCCGTGGACGGAAAAGATACCCCGCAGGGGGATTTTCTGAAAGGCACGCTTGATATAAACGGTGGAAAAATCACCATTACCAAGCCGGGGCAGTATGTTTTGACCGCTGCCGCTAAAAATCATGGTAATCGTGCCTATACCTTTACCAAGGTAATTACCATTTATCCTACCTTTGACATCAAGATAGGGGCAGACGAAACTGCCCATACGGATCAATCCTTTGCAGTAAAAACCACGCTTTCCAACAACGTGAAGCAGCAATTAAACTGGCATATCTACAAAGATGGCAGCGAGGTAAAATGGCAGGAGGCCGTAACAGGCTCCCTCACCAATGCCGGAGGCTCCATTCAAATCAAGGATAAGGGCAGCTACACGCTGAAGGCTGCCGCCTACGATGAAACCAGCCGGGAATTTTTCGGCAAAGCTGATGTAGAGGTTTATCCTATTATCGAAATCGGCGTACAGGCTCCTGTCGCCGCCCACACCGATACCCCTGTTACCGTTACTGTGAATACCAAGGAGTTGGGAGATCTCACACTTGCATGGACTGCGACCAAAGACGGCAAAGAAATCCCCCTGGCCGACTGTATGGAGGGCAAACTGGACAATACCGGCGGCACGGTGCGTTTCCTCGGCAAAGGAGGTTACAGCCTGATCGCCACAGCTACTGATAAGGCTGGCAGGGCATTTAGTGGAAAAGCGGATATTAAAATCTATCCTGTGACCGCTTTTTCGTTTTACCTTCCTGCCACTACCCACACCGATAAACCTGTTGAGGTAAAGGTGGTGTCCTCTGAATTGCAGGACATGACCGCTGAATGGACGGTGCTTTATAACGGTGAAATCACACCTCTTGCATCGGTGCTGGAGGGCAACCTGACCAATGAGGGCGGCACGATCCGGTTTAAGCAGAAAGGCGCCTATACGCTGAAAGCTACCCTGATTGATGCCCTCGGACGAGAATACAGCCATGAGGCCAGCACTGTGATTTATCCTGTTGCGGAAACAGGTTTTTATATTCCCCCTCAGACCCACACCGATACGGCCGTAGAGGTCAAGACCAGCTTTCAGGAAACAGCGGGATTGACTGCCGAATGGAGCTTGACGAAGGGCGGCAAGCCAATCACGCTGGAGAGCGGCTTTGACGGAACGCTCACCAATGAGGGCGGCAAAATCCGCTTTTCCGAGATTGGTGAATATGTTTTGAAGGCGGCTGTTACCGACAGCACCGGCCGCAGCTTTACCTATACCGCCCCTGTAAAAGTATATCCTGTCATCACGGTTGCAATGGAACTCACCAAGGAAACCCACACGGATAAGGTGGCAACGGCTTCTGTCAAGCTGTCAAACGCCGGTTCCCTGCCTGTGGCTTGGAGCATGGCAAAAGACAATGTGCCGGTACAGCCTGAGCAGGAGTTGACCGACAAGGGCGGTTCTATCCACTTTTCAGAAAAAGGCAGCTATACCGTGACCGCAGCCGTAACCGATGAGGCTGGGAGGACTTTTGAGGACAGCAAGACTGTCAAGGTTTACCCAATCCCCGGCATTGCTTTCAGTCTGCCTGCCGCTGTCCACACCGATGACATGGTGACGGTTGATACTGCCCTCACCGATATGGAGGGACTGGCGGCGGTATGGTATGTTGACAATACCTATGGTTTTCAGGATTGGGCGGTCTACATCGACGGGCAACTAAGCAATCAGGGCGGCTCCATTCACTTCAAGCGTGCGGGTGTTTATGACTTGCAGGCCCGTGTCACTGATCCGACCGGACGGGTATTCTTCTATAACAGCGGAAAAATCGAAGTCTTGCCGGTGCTCTCCCTCTCCTTTGAACTTCCTGCCACTGGGCATACCGATACACAGATTGAGGTCAGAACGAGGGGAAACAATAATGTGCTGCCGGTGGAATGGGCGCTGATGAAAAATGGCACAGTCATTCCTTTGGATCAGGCTGTCAGCGGCTCTCTCAATGCACAGGGCGGTAAAATCCGCTTTACCGGGAATGGTGAATACCGCCTGACAGCAACCATGACAGATGCGCTGGGCAGGATGTTTACCGCCAGCAGTCAGATCAGTATTTTCCCCCTTTACAACTGCGATTTCTCTATGCCAGCGGCGATTCATACAGGTCAAAACTTTGTTGTCAACATGAGCAGCTCCATCAACCTGAATGGAAAGAGCATCGTATGGACGGCAACGAAGGATGGCGCAGCCGTATCCGTTCCCGACTTCTTTAAGGGAGCGCTGGGCAATGGGGGCGGCACGGTTCATGTGGATACGGCAGGCAGTTATCAGCTCACCGCATCCATCACGGATGAGCTGGACAGGGTATTTTCTTGTACCCAAACCATCACGATTTCCAATACTGCACCCTCCAAACCGACCCTGACCGCTGATGTGACGAGGACATATGCAGACGGCAAATTCTTAGTGAACCTCACAGCCGCCAGCACTGACCCGGACGGAGATACAGTCATTTATGAGTTTGAGGGCAAGAACGCAGACAATTATTACCCCCTTGGAACGCATACTGTCAAAGTAAGAGCGAAAGACAGTTATGGCGGGGTTTCGGATTGGACAGCGGCAACCTTTACTGTCGCCAATGCCGCACCCGGCAAGCCTGCTTTCTCAGCCAGCGTGACGAGAACAGCCAAAGACGGAAGTTTCCTTGTGAACTTCTCCGTAAGCAGCACCGATCCTGACGGTGATGCGGTCAGCTATGAGTATCAGAACATGACCGCTGATCGCTATTACCCTGTTGGTACGCATACCGTCAAGGTAAAGGCGAAAGACAATTATGGCAGTGTTTCCGATTGGGCGGTAGTTACATTTACCGTTGCCAACTCTGCGCCGACCCGCCCTGAGATTACGAGGACACCGGGCGGCAACAGCGTGGTGCCGGGAACGCCTGTTACCATCACCGCAAGCAGTGTTGACCCGGACGGAGATAGTATCACCTATGTTTGGGAGGGCAGACCGTCACAGACGGCTACCTATCCCCTCGGCAAAAACACCGTAAGGGTGAAAGCCGTTGACAGCACCGGCGCAGAGTCGCCATGGGCAGCTATTGTTTTCTTTGTTATGGATGCAAACGGCAGCGGTGGCATGATGCTGACCGGTCCTGATTCCACCATCAACGAAAACGGGATTGAGGGGGCGACCATTGCAAATTATACCTTTAATGTACCTCCCGTTTCCGGTCACAGTGGGCAGGACTATGGTAGAGTGCGTGGATACAATGTAACAACCGGCGCGTGGGATCAGCTTGACTACGGGACGACCAGCAACGGCATATCCTTCAGCCGGAATTTAACACCCGGCGTATATTCCAAGCTGGAATTTTACTATTATACCAACCACTCGTGTATGTATAACAAATCCAATATTACCTATACGGTGGAATATCACTTTGAATAAGTAACATTTGCTACGGGGCATCGCCAGCCATGGTGATGCCCCGATACTTTTTTGGAAAAGGAGGTCACGATGCAGGGATTTTTGAAGCCTTATCAAGTGGAGCAGATTAAAAAGAAATATCCGCCCGGCACACGCATCCAGCTTGACCACATGGAAGGAGAACATGATATGCCTGACGGCTTGCAGGGCGTGGTGAAGCACATTGATGACCAAGGGCAGCTACACATGGCATGGCAGAATGGGCGTTCCCTTGCGCTTATACCAAATGCGGATCAGTTTCACATTCTCCCGCCTGAACAGCAATCGGAGGAAAATAAAATCCGTGTGCTAGTGGTGGAGCTGGGCAAAGCACCCTATGCCAAGCAGATGGAGAATGACTACCGGACTATGCAGGAGTTGGTGGACGGCTGCATTGAGTTTGTTCCCTTGCCGGAACTGGGCTGCCGCCTTTACTGCAATAATGAAGGCAAGCTGACCGGTATACCCGGAAACCGCCGCCTTGATAACAAAGATATTATCTGCGGCACATTTTTCGTCTGCGCTGTTGATGAGCATGGAAATGACATTTCCCTGAACGATGAGCAACTCCAATACTACACCGCGCGTTTCCGGGCGCCGGAACACTACACTGATGAGGAAGTCCATCATTCAGAGCGTGAACTCAAGATTATGCCCTCCGCAAGCGACAGCATAGAGGATGTCATGCGTATGCTTGGACTTTTGGACGGCAATGACGAAATGGAGAGATAACATGGAAGAAAATCAAAGTAAGCTGGACAGCTATATTGACTATATCAATGCACATATCCTGCCTTTTATCGACTACAACGAGCTTGACCGTTCTTACCGGACGGAGGAAAAGGCGTATGCAAAAGGGATTTTGAACCGCCTGCATACGGCTATGCTGGAGCAGTATGGGAACACCCGGCTTGTTTGCGGTCATGGCGATATACATGAGGATTATGCCGTGGTTCCCGGCGTGGTACAGGGGAAGAAAACCGGAGAAGTCGCCCTTGCGCTGCTGGGCATAGACCTCTCATCCTCCGGGGAGCATTGTCAAACAGAATTTCTCTGTAAATATGGCATCGTTTCACAGGGGCATAATGATTTACCGAAGGCTCTTGCCGGTGAAGTTACCGCAAGGTATCTTCCCTATGACTACTGCTACACAGCGGATATTTCCGGTGACATTCATATTTCCAAGAGTAGGCTGCCGGAGGGTATCAAGGAGATGCTGCAAACCTTTCAGGAGCATACGGCGGAGCTTTTGTTTGAAGAAAGCACGGATATGGATATGGAACGCTGACCGTCCTGTTTGCAGGGCGGTTTTCGATTGGAGGTGAATCAATTTGAGAACGCAGCCAAGGAGAATGCCATTTACCGAGGAACAGATGAAACAGGTTTTTGACACCAGTATTATTGATTTTGCGCTCACTAACCATTTGCAGCTCGAAAAAGGAGACCATGCGACCATGCATGTTAAGGGGCTGCCTGACGGCTGTGGTGGCCTGTACCTCTTTAATCATGGGCGTGGGTATTACTGGTTTGCGAAAGAAACCAAAGGCAATATTCTCGATTTTGCTATGGATTATTTTGAGCTTTCTACAAAAACACAGGCGATTGAAATGATTTTGGGCTGCTGCGCGCATGATCATTCGGAGGACTATGCGCGGCTGAATTTTACCCCATCAGAAAAGCCGCCAAGGGGGGAACTGGTTCTGCCTCCCAAAGACAGGGATTTTAACCGTACCATTGCCTACCTGACAGGAACCCGTGGGATTGATAAGGAGATTGTCTATGCCATGATCAATGCAGGGAAGGTCTACGGAGCCAGAACAGAGGTAAAGAAGGACGGACAGACCTACTCGTTTCACAACTGCGCTTTTGTCGGATACGACGAAGCGGGTAAGCCCCGGTACTGCGCTTTACGGGCACCCAGCGCAAACAGCAGCTTTCGGCAGGATGTGGAGAATTCGGATAAGACCTACGGCTTTTGCATGGAGGGAAAATCAAACCGGGTGTATGCCTTTGAAGCCCCCATTGACGCCATGAGCCATGCCACCCTTTGCAAATTCCACGGCATTGACTGGCGAGAGGATCATCGGGTAGCCGAGGGCTGCCTGTCAGATAAGGCGCTATACCGTTACCTTCAGCACCATCCTGAAATCACCGAGATTGTGTTCTGCTACGATAACGATATGGACGGCAAGCTGAAAGACGGTATCCCCCACAATCATGGTCAGGTGCAAGCCGAGCTTTCCGCTGAAACTTTTGCGGATTTGGGGTATAGGACTATGATACAAACACCGGTCAACAAGGATTTTAACCTTGACCTCCTTGCATTTAGAAAAGTATTGGCACAGGAAAAGCGCCCATTGGAAGAATGGGAGAGATAATCAGTCCGGGGGTCCTCGGAGAAAGGAGGCTGCCATGCGCCCGGTTTATATTTGTCAGCTTTCCGAGAAAGAGCAGAATGAGATACGGAAGCTGTTAGAGGGCTTGATTCTCCATGGCTGCGGCGGGGATAAGTCCGAGGTGCAGCGTTACTATGGCATGAGCTTTGAAGAAGCGGTACAGAACGGTATGGATTCCAAGATTGTGGATTTAGACTATCTGATGGTTTTCTACGCAGAGGAATATCAGACCTCCAGCGTGGATGAACAGTTTCGTCTGGCTGACGCCGCTGTGATCTCCCATATTCTCAGGGAAGCGAGAAAGCATGAAACAGATAATCCATTGATTCCATGTCAGGAAGATGAATGGGAACGGTAGTATAGACTTTTGTTTTCGCCCTTTCAGGGAGCGAAGCGACCACGCCCCCACCGCTTGCGGTGGGGGCTACTTAATGCCAAAATCTTAGATTTTGGAGTTAAGGCAGGAATAGGCGGGTTCCACCCGCCAAGAAAACAGCTTACAGGCAAAGCCTGTAACGGGGTTCCCCATCATATAGAGGTGTTCTAAACGGAACACCGTGGAAAGGAGGCTGCTATGCCTGAAAAAAGTCTGAAACGGTCTATCAATTTTTCACCTGAAACCTTAAAAGCATTGGATACCCTTGCGGCGAAAAACAGCACGACCACCTCGGAACTGGTTCGCCAGTATGTTGAAAAAGGACTGTCCATTGAGGGATATAGTCAGGACATTGATTTCATTGCACGGATTGTCCGGCAGGAGCTGATGGCGGTTTACCATCTTGAGGACATCAAGGCTGTGGTGGAGCAGCAGACAAACCGCATTGCCAAAATGCACATGAAGTCCGGCAAGATTGACGCCGCTGCTTTCTTTCTGCTTATTAAGGTTTTGATGAACATTGCCCATGAGGGTACGGAGGATCAGTTTGACCAAATGCTGAATGAGGCCGTCACGCTGGGCGTGGACTATATGCAGAAAAAAGATTTTCAGATCAACAGCTTTTTGCAGGACACGGACAATCTGCGCCGTCTTGCGGATAAGCTGTGATTAAGAAATGGAGGCATTTATGACACAGGCAGACAGATACAGAAAACTTACCGCGCTGACAACGCGGGCAGATAACCTCGATCCGGCTTATCATGCGGCTTTTTATCTGCTATCCTATGACCCGGAGCTTTACGAAACCGCCCGCAGATTTGTGAACGTGGACGGCATCGGCTTTACTGACATAAAACGAGCAACCCTTGACTTTGACGAGCGCACACGCTTTGTTGTTGACATTGCCCACAACTTGTTTTCCTATAACAGTGCTTGCAAAGCCACTCCCTTTGAGATTTCACGGCTGGGTTATCCCTACTTGGAAATGGTGTGCAACTCTTTCTATATTGCCACGGGAGAGGTTCGGGTTATTTTGGAGCAGGGGCAGGACGGACAGCATGAAATCAAGCTGGATAATAGCCGTTATCAGCAAAGCAAGCGTATCCAGCAGCAGTTTGAGCAGCTACAAAAAGCCATGACTGCGGACATGGTGCAGGACGAGGCCATAGAGCCAGAAAGGTAAGGTGAATTTATTTTGATTACAGGAGTTATCCGTTATCGGGGCGGCACGCTGGTGGTAGAACTGCCCTGCGGAGCTTATGAGCTGGCGGAGCATTTGGGCAGTATCGGCATCCGTTCCCCGGCTTCGGAGATTTTGGCCCATGGCACGGAACAGGTTGAAGTAAAGCTGGCAGCCGGTGAACCGATTGGAGCATTTATTCTTGCCAACCTTCGGGACAGCGACACGCTCTCCGGCGTGAACCTTGCCTGTCAGGAGGTGAACCGTGTCTGCCCCTTTGGGTATGATGAATTTCTGGATATGCTCGATCCCGATCCGCAAGCCGGTTTTAACCGCTATGCGTTTTACAAGCCCTATGAAAGTTTGCCGCCCAGCACCGCAGGGGGCATGAAATTCATTTTGGAGGAAAGCAGGCGCTATCACTCCACGATGGAGAATTACCGCACTGTATGCGAAGCGGAGGCTGCGGAGGACGACTGCAATATCAGGGAAGTAAATCGGATGTTGGATTCCGGCGAGGATGAATGGGAACGCTGACGGGAGGTGATGGGCAATCTCCCTTTTAGTCTATAAGCAGAGATTCAAGAATCCCAATTACAAAAGCACGCCCAGCAAAAATTATGCCCATGTGCGCTATATTGCTACCCGTCCAAGGGTTTCTAAAAACGATGGCATGAACCATGGACTGTTCGGAAAGCTCTCCCCTGGTCCCATTACCGACTTTGAGGACTGGCGTGATGTGGCAAGGTTGGTATATGCCAATTCAAAAAAGCATATCACCATGTACCGCAGCGTAATTTCTTTTGACGAGGAAACGGCTGCTGAACTAAACCTGACCGACCAAAAAGCATGGCAGAGATATATTGAAAACCACATGATGACGATTGCCGAAAAAAACAATATTCGGCGTGAGCATTTACAATGGGCGTGCGCACTCCATAAAGAAAAGCACCATCCCCATATCCATGTAGTGTTTTGGGATACCTCGTCACGGGTTAAAAATCCCTTTACCCCGCCTGCTATCCCCAATGCTATCAGAAAGCAGCTCATCAAAGATACCTTTGCGGAGCGTATCCGTGCCTACGGGGAGGAAAAGAACAAGTCTGCCGCTGAACTCCGCAGTATTAGCAATGAACTAGTAGACGAGTTTGAACAGCATCTGCGGCGGCTGGGCAAAGACCAGTACAAACGGCACCGTGCTGACTATGACGAGGAAAACGAGCTGTCGGGCAGCTTTGATTTTGACGATGATGTGCTGAATGAAACTGCTGACCGTGTATTCCGCCTTAAATCCGCACTTCCAACCACCGGCCGTATTGCCTATCAGCTTTTGACTCCAGAGATGAAAGCCAAGGTGGATGGGCTGGTAGAGTATCTTCTTGAAAATGTTCCGGTACTTAGGGAGCAAAAGGAACGCTACATAGACAGCAAAATGAAGATGGCCCTGCTCTACGGCGGCAGTGATGAATACCTTGACAGCCTGCGGAAGCGGTTTTCCGAGGAAGCCGATAAAATCATTGCAAACCGTCTGCTGGGTATGGTAAAGACCTTGAACCGGCTGGATTATGAGATGAAGTCCGAGGAATACAAAAATGCCCGCCGTTCCTATTTTGCCGAGCAGATGCTGATGGAGGCGCTGGATATGCTTTCCGGTCTGACCCGTGACAACGACAGCCGTTTCAGCGATTGGGAGAAAGCAAACGGCCGTGAGCTGTCAAAGGACGCTAAAAAGGAGCTATTTTTGAAATTACAGGATAAAGGCTATGAACATTAACCTTCAGGGAGGAATGTGGATTGAAAACAAGAAAAGAGTTTTTTGAGGATTTTTTTGCACGGCTGACCAGAACGGGTTTCCGTGTGGAAAGCATGATGGAAAGCGATGTCGCCGCCGAAGTCTATGACGAAAGCTCCCTGTTCTGTGTGGTTACACAGGATGGGGAGCTTATTTTTGAAAGCTATGGAGGCGAGAAGGTCCGGGCTTTGGAACAGGCGGCCAGAGAAACCCGCACCGACCTTTCCTGCTGTATGCAGCCGCCTTTTGCGGATATGGAACGGACGGAAACCGTTCTGCTGACAGGCGGTTCCTATATCAAGGTGTTTGAGAGTGCGGGAGTAGTATTGCTCTGCCGCCGCACTACGCTGTTTGGATATGAGTTTGTCACCTGTCAGAAAGCTATGCCGAAGCATAACACCAAACGCTTTTACAGGGAACATTTCTTCTATGATCCCATATTGGCGCAGGACGATTTTTTGGAGCGCAGCGGCTTAAAAATCCCGGCGCCGCTTTCCTTTTCCCACGATGAGCTTCGGGCGCTGGTATCCTGCTGTGCAAGGTGTGTCATGCTGGATAATGAGATGGACGGCGGACAGGAAAGCCGTATCCGTGAACTGATGGCAAAGATTGAGGAAAGCCTGCCGGGGCAGCTTGACCTCTCTCCCCACCACTATTTTCAGAATGAAATGTAAGGAGTATGCCTATGAAAACCAAAACCGAGTTTTATCAAAGCTATTTTGAAATCCTGCAAAAAAAGGGCTTTACCGTGCAGCCCTCCACTTCGCCAGACTATGTGGCGGACATTTACCACAAGGATAAGCTGATCGCCTTTTTTACCAAGAACGACATGGTAATGAAAAACCCCTTTGTTGAAGTACAGGATAAGCTCATGGACAGGATACAGACCCTTGCCAAATCTACGGCGGTAGCGTGCGGGATCTGTTCGGATAAGCCTTACGACGAGGAAACTGCCGTGAAGCTGTCCAACAACCTGTATCGGCTCAATGAGCACAACGGCGTAGTGTTGGCCTGCAAGCATCACCCTCTATTCGAGTATGTGCTTTCCACCTACCGCTGTGACGAAACTAAAAACCCGATCCAGCGCCAGTATTTCTACAACAAAGAGGACGCCTTTGAGAGCTTCGCTACCAGAAGCGGCCTGATTGATGAAAAACGGCTTTTCTCTGAAACTGATTTGAAGGTCATCTATGCAGGGCTTGTCAAAATGCGTACCATTGACAATGACATGACGCAGGACGATCTCAACTCTGTGGAACGGCTGGTGGATAAAATCGAGGACATTGTGCCGGAGTTGCAAAAAAGAGAAAAGGCACTGGATTTCTCCTGGCTCTTTGGCAGTATGGAGCGAGGAATCGAACGGGAATAAAAAAACTGCCGCGAGATATGCGGCAGCCATTACTTTGACATCAGCTTCGCAAAGTGAAGCACCGCCAATGCCTTTTCTTCTTCTAATAGCCGGGATGTTTCCACAAGCTCACGTTCATAAGCTGTGGGATACAGTACATTTTCATTCTCACTGAAAAACTCGGCAAGCGTGGTGCCAAGGCGGGTAAGCAGTTTTTCCAGCACAAGAACAGAGGGCTGGCTTTCTCCCTTTTCAATCTTGCGTATGTAGTTCTGCGATATGTCCGTGTCCTTTGACAGCTTGTAGACACTGATATTTCTATTTGTTCGGAGTGTCCGAAATTTAGTCGGTAAATCCATCGTTATTCTCCTTCCCTATGATACTTATTATTATGTTACATAACACAATAAAATTTAAGGCAACTATAGTTGTTGATAGTACGGATATTTAGTTGTACTATGTATATGTAAGACTTTAACCTAAAGAAAAGGAGCGTGATATTATGAACCATCCAAGCGGAGAATCTATTTGGGGAAACATCAACACCGCCATTGAAATTGCCATGAATATCTACCTGATAACCGCCAAAGATGAAAACGGCTTTGAGCGTGAGGGTATTATGATTCCAAAATCCAAGGCAAACGAGGTCCTTTCACAAAAGGCCGCCTCCATGGCGGAGCAGGACGGCGACTGGCTTTGCTATGGTGAGGACACCAAGGACATCCCCATGTACGAAATGCTTCAGCGCCGTGTCGCCGCCTGCAAGCGTATGGAGACAAAGGCCATTGAAATGATGCAGGAAATCAAGCGTGACGGAAGCCTGCGCCTGACTGATTATTTCGGAGAGTGCGCACCGCCTGTTGCATTGGACAAAAACAACCCGGAACAGCTTAATCGTGTACGCAACGGCATCTATCTTGTTCATTCGGAAGGCGAGGATTATTTTGCCGTCCATGAATCGGTAGCAGATAATTTTATGTCGGATATAGCAGAAGCCTTTGGGAAAAGGCAGGGTGAATACCTGCTCTACGACTTGACTACTGCCGCCATTCCCCTCTTTGAATTGCGTCAAATCTACAATGAGGTGGATGATTTAATCGTATCGGAGGACAGCCTGCTTGCCACGCTGAACAAGAACTTCCTCACCTATATCACATTCTATAATGACATGGTGGAGGAGGAATCCAAAATACCGCCCACAAAAGCCCCGGTATGCCTTTTTCTGCAAAAGCAGCTTGATCGGGCGGCACGGGAACCGAATCTGTCCGTTGATAACGGGCTGGAGAACAACTTGATTACCCCTTCTTTTGGAGAGGAAGCGGAGGATTTTGGTTTCGAGCCGTAAAGATAGATTCAGAACATAAATTAAGATGATATGCCCTGCACCGTGGATATTAGTGCAGGGCATATTTTTTGGAGGTGAGAAGATTTGAAAATGGTGTATATCGCCAGTCCTCTGCGCGGGGACTACAACACCAATATAAAAAACGCTGTGGAATACTGCCGACTTGCCGCGGAGAAAGGCGTACTTCCCCTTGCGCCCCACATTATTTTCAGCCAGTGGTGCAATGACACCATTCCGGAACAGAGGGAACAGGGCTTGAGCCTTGGTCTTGCTTTGCTTCAAAAAGCAGACGAACTGTGGGTGATGGGAACTACCTTCAGCCAAGGTATGCAGGGTGAGGTGGGATTTGCACAGGAACATGGGATACCGATGTTTTTTGTAACACACCCCCATGACCTGAATTACTACCCGGTCAGTGCCGACGAAAATCGGCTTTTGTCCAAGTTAGACTGTGTTACTGAAAGCAGTCGGGAGAGTTACAAGGATCAGCTTGTGGTGCTGCGGCATGAACATCTGAGGCCGGAATATCGTACCTCACGGAATCAGGTGTGGCTTGTGACTCACGGCCCCGGCTGCCGACCGGATTATGTTCATAGCGATACCATCCATCTAACACATCCTGTGGACGGCGACCGCATGGCGGTTCGTCGCGGTGATGTGTGGGGCGTTCCAAAGCCTGAGATGATGGACTGTATCAGGCAGGCTTATCCTGAATTTGATGCCGCTTTGCAGTCAGCCGCAGAACCGGAGGGGGATCTTTGCCAATGAAGAAAAAGGAAAAGCTCATATTAGGTGCGGTCATTCTCGGTATCGGCACAATATTCAACCTGTTCTTTACCGCTGCCCTGCATGGCCTGCTGTCACGAAAATTGTCTGCCCTGTCACTCATTCCCTTATGGGACTGCGTGGCAGGGCTTTTTCTTTACCGTCAGCAGCTTCTATTGTTTTTGTCCTTTGAGGGATTTATCTGCCTGTGCAGCGTCCTCTTTTGGGTACAGAACAACCGCCCCTATCAAAGTGAACTTGTGCGGGTGGCCGAGGACATTTATACGCCTGCATCGGTAGGACAGTATCAGCATGGCTCGGCCCGGTGGCTGCGGGAAGAAGAAAAAGGAAAAGTGTTTGGAACACAGGTCATCCATCCGGTAAATCCCCTTATTCGTAAGCTGTTGGATACCGGCTTTGATGATCTGCCGTTTATGCAGAAGAACGAAAAAAAGACAAATCACTTCAATCAAGCGGAAATCGGGCAAGACACGGCGGCACAGGACGAACACACCGCACCGCCCGATTCTGTAAACCCAAAGGAAGAAAAGGAGGAATTGATACAGGATGAGGACTTTGAAACTGTGGATTATGACCTTGCGGCTGCGCATTTAACCAAAGCACAGACACAGGATACCCCACCTGCACCACAGGATAAATCGGAGAAAGAAAAGAAAGACCCCTACAAGCTGTTTGATGAGGGCGGCATCGTGGTAGGCACGGAGAAAATCAGAGCCAAAGAGCTTGGGGCGCCGTCCGAACGGCTTTACTACATTCCCGATGATACCCATACCTTGACCATCGGCGCCACCCGTTCAGGAAAGACACGGTGCCTTGTCATCCAGTCCATCTGCCTGCTGGGGCTTGCCGGGGAAAGCCTTGTCATCAGTGACCCCAAGGCCGAGTTGTTCCACTACACATCGGTATTTCTTAAAAAGCTGGGCTATGAGGTAATCTGTCTGGATTTTAAGAACCCCGAAAAAAGCACCCGATACAATCTCCTTCAGCCAGTTATCGACGCGGTAAATAAGGGGGATATGGAACGGGCGGAAATGTATGCGTGGGATATTACAAATATCCTTGTGGGAGATGATGTTTCCAACGAGAAGATTTGGGAAAACGGTGAGAAATCCACCATAGCGGCGGCGATTCTCTGCGTGGTGGTGGACAACAAAAAGCGGCCGGAGTATCAGAACCTGACCAATGTGTACTGGTTTATTGCGGAAATGAGTAAATCCGTGGGCGGCAAAACCCCTATGAGCGAGTACATGAAAAAACTGCCCAGTGCTCATCCGGCACGGGCGCTTATGTCAATTGCCGAGGTTGCGCCAAGCCGCACCAAGGGCAGCTTCGACACCTCGGCGCTGACTACCCTGCGTCTGTTTACCAGCCGTTCGGTCTATTCCGTTACCCACAAGAGCGACTATAACATCTCGGAGATCGGACAGAAAAAGCAGGCTCTGTTTATGATTTTGCCGGACGAGAAAACGACCTATTATCCTATCGCCAGTCTGATGGTATCCCAGCTTTATGAGTTGCTGGTCCGTCAATCAGATCAGCGGGGCGGCAGGCTGGAGCGCCGGGTCAATTTTGTGCTTGATGAATTTGGAAATTTTACAAAATTGAGTGATTTTCCAAACAAACTGACAGTGGCAGGCGGACGGGGGTGCAGATTTAACCTCTATCTGCAATCCTTTGAACAACTTTCCCTAAAATACGACAAAGAAACGGCGGCCATCGTTAAGTCCAACTGTCAGACATGGATATACCTACAAGCGGACGATAAGGAAACCTTACAGGAGGTGTGCGATAAGCTGGGCAAGTACACCACCAGCGCCTATCAGCTTTCCAGCCAGCACGGGAGGTATGTCAACCCGTCCAGCTCCCACAGCATCAGCCTTGTAGCAAGGGAGCTTTTGACCACAGATGAAATCCGCAGAATCCAGCGGCCGGCTCAAATCGTTATCAGCCGTTCCCATCCGGCTATGATGAACGCCCCCGATCTGTCACAGTGGTATTTTAATCAGATGTGCGGATTGGGAGGCAAGGAGCATAACCGCCTGGTTCGGGAAGCGAGAGAAGCAGCCCGGCCGGTTTTATCCAACATGACAGGCGATATTCCCCTGTGGAACATATGGGTGTATTACGCCAAGGACTTGCAGATGAAAGAAGCCCAGCAGAAGTCACAGGCTTTTGCTTCTCAGATGGGTGCGATTTTTTCAGAAAAAGGCTTTCGGAAAGGAGGAACAAGTAAAGATGAAGATGACGATTAAAGGCTTGACCCAAAGGGTTAAGACCAAAATCAAGGCGGTGGGCGCAGGGTTGCTCACTGCTTTTCTTATGCTCCAGAACAGCACGGTAGCTTATGCCGCCGGGATTGGTGACAGCCAGATTGCCAAGGGTACGGAAAAGCTCATTCAGGACGCTACCACATGGCTGATGATTCTGGCCCCCGTGGTGGCAGGTCTGCTCATCATCTATTTCTGCATCCGCAGGAGTGCGGCAGACGAGATGGATCAGAAAAAGTGGAACAACCGCATTGTGGTTGCCATTGTATCCTGCATCGGTGCGGTGCTGGGCAGCGCCACATTAAACATCATTATCGGCTACTACCAGTAAGCCGTAAAACCATGTGTGAAGCTGCGGGAAAATTCCTGCGGCTTTTCTGATAACCCCCAAAATTTATTATTGAAAAGGAGAACAACTATTATGAAAAATCTCATGAACAAAATCGTTTCCAAAGCACAGGACACCGCTGGCAGACTGAAAGATAAGGCTATCCGCACCTATCTCCGTTTTACGCAGGCAAGGCAGCGCACTGCCGCTGTCCTGTCCAGCCAGTCCGGGGAAGGCTTCGTGGATACCGCCCTCAAAATCTTGATTTCTGTTGTGGTTGGTGCGTTGCTGCTTGCCGGGCTTTATATGCTCTTTAATGATACGATTCTGCCCACCCTGACCGATCGTATCAAGAGCCTTTTCAACTACAAGGGCTAAAGGAAAAGGCGGTCCGTCCCTTCGGCTTAGAGCCAAGGGCGGACATTCTATTTTATTCAAACATTGAGGAGGAACCAACATGAACGTAACAGCAAAAATCGTTGCCAACCTGACCGATCAGGGCAGGCTCAAGGCCATTTCCACCGTTTGCTTAAACGGTGAGTTTCTGATTACCGGGGTCCGCATCGTGGACTGTGAAAAGGGGCTGGGTGTATTTATGCCCAGCCGCAAAACCAAGAGTGAGGAATACCGGGACATCTGCTTTCCCATCACCCCGGAGCTTCACCAAACCATCAAAGAAACGGTGCTGGAAGCCTACCAAAACCAGTCGGAACAGGCGAATGAAGCAGAATAAACGATGTGCAGCAAACGCCCTGCGGGATCTCCCGCAGGGCAAGGAGGTGAAAATCACTTGGAGATAATCCTTGTACTGCTCATCGTAGCGGTGTTAAACGGTGCGGTAGCTTTTATAGATGAAATGCTTTCCGACCTCGTTCCCATGACCTTAAACGCCGACCAGTATATGATCGCCGCAGGCGGCGGCAGTATGGTATCTGTGCTGTTTGACATCCTGCTGGGCTTTGGTGTGTCCCTGATTATCCTGAAGTTTCTGAAAAAAGGATTTGAGTGCTATGTCATGTGGACGGACGGCGACCCGGATGTGGAGCCGGTCCACCTCGTTATCCGCTTTATTCAGGCCATAGCAGTAGCGGTCTGTTTTCCGGTCATGTACGGCTGGCTTGCAGAAATCACCCAAAACCTGACGGATGAACTAATGGCCGCTATCGGTGCCGCCACCAATTATAACTGGCAGGCATGGGTAAACGGTCTTAGCTCCCTTGGACTGGTAACGGCGATTTTCGGTCTGATTTTCGTGGTCTGCTACTTTGTGCTGTATTTCCAGTTTTTAATGCGCGGGCTTGAAATCATGATTCTGCGCATTGGTCTGCCACTTGCCTGCGTGGGACTTTTGGACAATGACAAGGGCGTGTTCAAGACCTATATCAATAAGTTTTTTCAGTCCACCCTTGCCGTAGTCGTACAGATATGCCTATGCAAACTGGGAGTCGGCATGATGATGAACGTAGGCATCAACATGAATATCTTTTGGGGAATTGCCTGTATCGTGCTTGCCATCAAGACTCCTCGTTTCCTCAGTGAATTTATGGTTCCCGCAGGCGGCGGTGCCGGTATGATTAACAATGTATATCACTCTGTCAGGCTGGTTGGCATGGCAAAGGGCATGATCAAGTAAAGGCGGTGATGGCGGGATGATAACTCTTGACGATATTTCCATGGCGGTCATTGCCCTCATTCGCCTTGGTGCTGTGTTTCGCTTTGTTTACTGCATGGTACAGTTGCAGGGCGCCGAGGAAGAACAGGCGAGGTACAAAAAACGGGCAAAAAATACCGTAGTGTTCTATGTGATTGCCGAGTGCATCTGGCAGATCAAAGAGATTATTTTTTTCTACTATGGGGCGTAGAGAGAGTTACTAAATGCCTGACGGATACGGTTATACAAGTGCAACTATATCTGTCAGGTGCTTTTGTATTTTTTAAGTATTGACATCCCTTGCCATTTGCTGTAAACTATGTTCACAATCATGTGAATTAAGTTAACAAAGAAGTGAATATGATTAACAGGAGGGTGTTGGCATGATTATTGAAAAAGAATTGTTGGCATTAAGTGACGTAGCAAAATTGTGTGGGACTAGCAACAGCAACGTTTCAAATTGGAGAACCCGTGACTCAAAGTTCCCTGCTCCTTATACAGAGACGTCTGCTGGTCCGATATGGAAAGCAGAGGATATTGTTACATATCTCCAAAAGAAATTTGATGATGAGTACGATGTGATTTCAACAGGTAACATATCCTCAAAGCGCATGGCAATAATAGGACGAGCACGAGGTGGAAAGTCGTTCTTTAATTCAAGATTTGTCTTTGATCGAACAGGATTTGTTGCTTTATTTTGTGGAAATAACAGCGATAAAACCGCTTGCCCGATATATATAAAAATCTCAGAGTATATTACATTGGAGAATTTTATATTCCATTCAGATTTCAATAGTATTTATCAGGCAGATGATGAAGATAACGAACTTAAGACATTAAAAGAGAAAGTATCAGCACTGGTTGATCACTCATATTTACAGGATGACATCGAAAAGATGAATGAAATTGAGGGTATCATTAGGGAAATTAGAACCGTAGAAGAGCGATACCCAAATCGAAGGAACAGTAACACATATATTGATACGTTTCAAAGACCAAGTGCTTTTTGTAAGGAGATTCTCAGAATATGTGGTCTTGGAAGCATTGAGATTGTTGATACACCGGGTGTTTCGGGTAATGTAGAGGCATCCAAAATTGCCAAATCTGATATTTATTTATTTTTACTAAAGCCAGACAATGGCGATGAATCACAGACAATACGGAAAATTGTAACAGAGATTAAAGCAGATGTTGCAACCAGCAAAGCAGTCTTTTTGTATAAGAAAGAAGGGGTGTTTCTTACAAAGAAGAAGTATGATGACGCACGGTTAGCAGTACGCAGAGATATGGCTGCGTATAGCGAGCTGTTTAAGGATCTTAAAGGAAATATTATTTCTACAGAATTGGATGTTTTGGATCCAGCAAGTCACTGCATCCTTTTTCCCACAATGGATCCGGATGAAATTATTCTTCCAGAAGAATTGTTTCTTGAAGAAATAAAAGAAAAGTTGTTGGAAGCGTTTAAGCCAGAAGATCCAAGCAGTAAAGACGAAGCATTCAAAAGTATAATTTCAGAACTTGGAGTACAGGCAGAGGAATTTATGCTGAATATCATGAGGAATATTCCAAAGCATAAACTTGGTGTGGGTGAGAATAAATACTCTGTCGAACAGGTAATTACGGGACAGCATGATAGAGTTATGACAAAAGATAATTACAGGTTTCATAACGATCTAGATCATGCATATGCTAGCGAAAGTAGGATCTTGGACAATTACTTTTCATCTTTTAAAGCTACAGAATATCCAGAAGAATGGAAACAGATTATAATCAAGTATGTGCATAAAAAGTTGACAGCTAGCGTTAGAGCAGACCGTGGGTTGGGTGTTGGAACGCATCCTTGGGAAGAAAGACCTGCTAGAACGATGTTGATTGAAGAGTCAATTTTGGCTGATAGAATTCTTGCTAATATCCTAGATAAGGATGAGAGGAACAGAAATGCACCATACAGAAAAGCATTGATAGATAGTAATATCACCAGTGCAACATGGAATTATGTGGGGTGTGTAAATGAGGATGATGCAGTTACAAAGCTGAAAATAGTTGAGGAATGCCTGTTAAACGTTAGTGTGTCATCTCGTCAAGAAATGGTATTGTGTAGATATGTGGGTGGACTTCGTAAAATCGCACAGTATAAAATCCTTCAAAATATAGGTTATAAAAAGGATAAGTGCATGGAGGAAATAAAAAAAATGCCATTCTAAATTTTAAACAACAATTTTTAATGTATGCACTCTATATCAGGATGCATCAGTGTTGTGAAAGCTCCTTTGAGGCCATGGACTTGTGCTTCAAAGGAGTCTTTTTATATATAAAAAATCAAGGAAAGGAGGTTCTCTATGTGTTAAACGAAATCAATCTGTATATCCCCACCGGAGTCAAGGCTGAAAATGAGCTATTTAACGGCTTTGGTAAACGGGAACTGATGCAAAGCGTCATCGGCTCCCTGTTCGGCGGTGCGGTGGCTGCCCTTTTATGGCTGATTGCCGGAAATGTGGCATTGACCGTAGTGGCAGTCTTATCCGGCATTTTCGGCTCGGTAATGATGTGTACGAAAGACCAGAACAATCAAAGTGTGGTAGACCAAATCCGGGATATGATACGGTTTTGGCGCAGCCAGCAGATTTACCCCTACCGTATGGGGGATGAGTGGGGTATGAAGTAAAGGAGGATGAAAATTGACATTTCTTGACCTTTTTTCAGGGATCGGCGGATTCCGTAGAGGTCTCGAAAGAAGCGGACATACCTGTGTGGGTCATGTCGAAATTGATAAATACGCAAACAAGAGCTATATGGCAATGTACGAGCTTGCGCCCTGCCCTTACCGGGAGGATGCAGGCTCTAATTTTTCTATGATGTGTAAACCGGAGGTGAGGAAAAACTGTGACGGAACAAACTGTAAAGGCGAATGGTACGCCAAAGACATTAAGCAAATCCGAGCAGGAGAAATTCCAAAAGCTGAAATCTGGACTTTTGGATTTCCTTGCACTGACATTTCCATCGCAGGCCGAATGGAAGGTCTTAGAGGAAGCCGAAGCGGACTGTTTTTTACAGTCGTTGGCCTGCTCAAAAGCACGAATCCCGAAGATCGACCCCAGCAGCTTATCGTTGAAAATGTTAAGCATCTTTTGTCAAGCGAGCGGGGCGGGGCATTTACCACTGTTCTTACTGAATTATGGGAAGCTGGGTATGACTGTGAATGGCAGGCCGTCAATTCAAAAGACTTCTTCGTCCCCCAGAACCGGGAGCGGGTGTACCTTGTTGGACATTTTGGAGGAAACCGTGGACGAAAAGTATTTCCTATCGGCGGAGCAAACACAGCGCCTGTTAAGCAGCTTATCGGGGGAAGCCAAGGAAAACGGGTCTATGACATAAGCGGTGTTTCCGTCACCCTGACGGCAGAGGGCGGCGGCTTTGCCGGACGCACGGGGCTTTATGCTGTGTCGGTCAACCGAAGGGAGGGTATTACAGGCGCTATCAGCCATGCCCATACCTTGACCGCCAGTGATTTTAGGGGATTGAACCGAAATCAGGATCAGAATGCCGTGCTTTCAGAAATTCCGCCTTGTGAGGCGTTCACCGCCTTCAATCAGGATATCAGGCGGAGTAGTCATGTGGGAGGTATTGTCTGCTTGGGCAATACCAATCCGAGCGGCAATGGTATGAATGGAAACGTATACGACACGCACGGCCTTTCGCCAACACTCACGACGAATAAGGGGGAGGAATTAAAGGTCGCCGTTCCCGCACAAGTCCAGACCTGTGCCGCTTTTATTGATATGAATGAGGATGCGGAGCTGACGGAAAATGCCCGGTGCATCCGGGCAAGACAATATTCAGGTATCGGCAACCACCGGGGGGAAACCTCCGGCATTTTTTTATGCCATGGGCACCCGGACTGCGTGATGGCGGTCATCACCCCCGACCGCATGGAAAAGCGCCAGAACGGCAGGCGGTTCAAAGAACCGGGAGAACCCAGCTTTACGCTGACAACACAGGATCAGCACGGTATTTTGCTGTGCTGCTGTGAAGGGTGGAAAGATGGACTTCCTATCCGTGAGGATAAAAAAGACGGCCATACAATGGCATACCCCGGTGATGGAATCAATCTGGCTTATCCAAACAGCAAGAAAAGCAGAGGGCGTGTCGGCCGCCAGTGTTCCCAAACTTTGATGACAGGCGGCAGCATGGGCGTTCTTCTGTGCTGTCGTATCCGCAGGCTGACACCGAGGGAGTGCTGGAGGCTTCAAGCCTTTGAAGATTACCTGTTTGACCGTGTGAAAGCTGCCGGTATCAGCGACGCCCAGCTTTACCGGCAGGCGGGCAATGCCGTGACCGTCAATATTGTCTATGAAATTGGCCTGCGGCTGCCGGGAGGTAGACGATGAGGTTTGGTGTCCTGTATGTAGACCCGCCCTGGTCCTATAAGGTCTATTCCAGAAAGGGGCAGGGGCGCAGTGCTGAAAATCACTATTCCACCATGAGCGCTGAGGATATTTACAATCTTGATGTGGATGGGATCGCAGATGATGACTGTGTTCTATTCTTATGGGTCACATTCCCTTGTCTGCTGGAGGGCTTGGAAGCAATCAGGCGCTGGGGCTTTACCTATAAAACCCTCGGTTTTTGCTGGGTCAAGCGGTGCAAAAAACAAACGGAAAAATGGTTTTGGGGATTGGGATTCTGGACAAGAGCCAACCCCGAACTGTGCCTGATTGCCACCAAAGGCAGACCGAAACGGTTATCAAAGGCGGTTCACTGCATTGTAGATACGCCGGTGGAGCGCCACAGCAAAAAGCCGGACGAGGTACGCCGCCGCATTGAACAGCTTATGGGGGATATTCCCCGTGCGGAACTGTTCGCAAGACAGCAGTATGATGGCTGGGTCTGCCTTGGAAATGAAATTGACGGCCTTGATATTCGGGAGGCAATAAAGCAAGTAAAGGCGGTGGATAACCTGAATGGCATGGAATGAACACCTAAATAGTTTTCTGGCCTGCGTCCTGCTTGCCTTTTTTGTCGGCTGGCTGTGTGATATGACCATCCGAAAAATCATAAAGAAAGACACGGCCTTTACCGCCCATATCTTTACGGCGGTAGCGGCTGTTTTTCTTGCCCTATATGGTTTTACGCCCACGGCACTTCGCTGTATCCTGCTGTGCGGGGTGCTGATTGTGGCAGGTGTGTTTGACCTTGCCACCTATGAAATCCCTGATTCCCTGCATCTGCTCATTGCTATGGCGGGGTTAGTACACTTCCAACCCCTGCCCGCATTTTTGGGTTTCCTGCTGGTTCCCCTGCCATTTCTGATTGCCGCCCTGAAAACAGAAAAAATCGGTGGCGGTGATGTAAAGCTGATGGCGGCCAGCGGCTTTGCCCTCGGTGTGACAGGGGGTGTCTGGATGATGATATGGGGGCTTGTGGCTGCTCTGCTCTGGAATCGTGCTTTTTGCAGAGAGCAAAAGAGCCTTCCCCTTGCGCCCTTTCTTGCCTTTGGGTGCTTTATGGCGCTTTTCCCAACTTAAATTTTGATATGGAGGAAAAAACAAAATGAAAAACCTACTGAAAAACCGAATTGTCGTGGGGCTGCTGTGTATCATCACAGCCCTGCTCATCTGCTTTGGACTGACGCCCATGTTCAACGATGCTCTCAAATCCAAGGTGGAGCTGGTGCGTGTTACCACTGAAATCAAAAAGGGCGATCAGATTACTGCAGGGCAGATTTCTACCGTAGAAGCAGGCGGCTATAATCTGCCCTTTGATGTGGTGTATAAAAAAGAGGATGTCATCGGCAAATACGCCAATGCTGACCTCTACAAAGGTGATTACATCCTGAAAACCAAGCTGTCCGACACACCTATGCTGAAAAATGAGTATTTAAGCAAACTCAATGGAGAGAACAGAGCCATTTCCATTACCATCAAGAGTTTTGCGGCAGGGCTTTCCGGCAAGCTGGAGCGCGGCGACATTGTTTCCCTGATTGCCAGTGATGTGGGAGAGGCCCGTAAAACGCTGATTCCCACGGAACTGCAATATGTTGAAATCATTGCAGCTACCGACAGCAGCGGCAACGACCGCAACCTTCAGGAGCAGCCCAAAGACGACAGAGATACAGAGCTTGCCAGCACCATTACCGTTCTTGCCACTCCCGAACAGGCAACGCTTCTTGCTGAACTGGAGCAGACCGGAAAGCTCCATGCTGCCCTTGTGTATCGTGGGAGTGCGGAAAATGCACAGAAGTTCTTGGATGAGCAGATGAAGGTGCTGGAGGCCCTTTATCCTGTGAAAAGCGAGGGGTTGACCTATGAAAGCGAAGATAACCATAGCGCGGGGGCATCGCCTGCCGGTATTTCTTCCGATGACACAGCGGAAAGCGGTACAGAATCCGCAGGGCAGGAATAAGGAATGGAGGGCAAAATTTTATGATAAAAGATAAGATGATTGCCGTCATGGGCAGTCCGGGCAGCGGGAAAACCATCGCTGCCCTTAAACTTGCCCTGACGCTTTCGGCGGCAAAAAAGAATGTCATTGTGGTATTCTGCGATCCGTTTACACCGGTCATTCCCACAGTCCTGCCTGCCGATACGAACCACGACACTTCGCTGGGCAGTCTTTTGACGTCTCCGGCACTGACACAGGCCAAGCTCCTGAATGCCTGCGTGCCGACAGAAAAGAACGAATACATCAGCTTTTTGGGATACCGGGCTGGAGAAAGCCTGATGCGGTATCCGCAAATCACACGGGATAAGGCAGTAGAGTTTTTTATCCTGCTTCGGTATCTGGCCGATTATGTCATCATCGACTGTACCTCTGCATTTGAAGCTGACCCGGCCTCCATTGTGGCGATAGAGCTTGCCGACAAGGTTTTAAGGCTGGGGACAGCCAACTTAAAAGGCGTTTCCTATTATCTGACCCATAATCCCATGCTGGCGGACAGCCGTTTCCGAACGGACACCCATCAGACCGTAATCGGCAACCTGAAAGCAGGGCAGGATTGGGAGTCTGCCGCCCAGCAATACGGCGGCACGGATTTTGTGCTGCCCTATGTACCGGAACTGGAGCAGCAGTATGATGAACTGGCATTGCTGACCCCGCTGGCCCAGCCGGAAAGCACCGGATATACCGCTGGAGTGGAACGGCTTTTGGGAATACACGCAGTGAAATCCAAGACAAGGTCTGCTTCACCCGCTGCGGCAACGGACACAGAGGGCGCAAAGCAGAAAGAAAAGCAAAAAGCAAAACCGGCTTTTCGATTGCCCTTTGCAAAAAACCGGGGTGAGTTTTAGTGCTCACCATCAGCCATATAGAACTGAACGATGCCAATGCCTATGTGACGGCACATCACCGGCATCACGGAGCTGTGCGGGGACACCGATTTTCTCTTGCCTGTTTCGAGGATAGCAGGCTGTGCGGTGTCGCTATTGTGGGCAGACCGCGCTCCCGCCGTATTGACCAGTGTATGACTGTGGAGGTTCTGCGGCTCTGTACGGACGGCACGAGGAACGCCTGCTCTAAACTATACGGAGCCTGCCGCCGTGCGGCAAAGGCGCTGGGCTATCAGCGGCTCATTACCTATATTTTAGCGGAGGAAAACGGCAAAAGTCTTTTGGCAAGCGGGTTTTCCTACTGCTATACCAGCAAGGGCGGTAGCTGGAACCAACCGGGCAGACCGAGAACCGATAAGGCTCCAGTCTGCCCGAAGTATTTGTATGAAATTATACTGGTCCGAAAGGAGGACAAAACTTGCAGAACATCTTAAATATCCATGATAACGCCGGACTGATGGGTGGGGAAATCCATCTGCGCCCTTTTGCCGAGGTTTTGAGGGAAGTACAGGAACACATCAGCAAAAATTATGCAGGAACCCTAAAGGATGACCCCGACCAGAGCCGTGCTCTGATTCACAGCTACATCCGAAAATACCTTGAAGAACAGCGGCTTGGTGTGGACGGCATGGAGCAGGGGGAGCTTGCCGAGCTTCTGTACGGAGAAATGACCGGATTTTCATTCCTGTCCAAATACCTCTACCGCAATGATGTGGAGGAAGTGAATATCAACCAGTGGGATGATGTGAAGGTCATTTACGCAAACGGCGAGGTGCTGCCCACCAAGGAACGGTTTACCTCACCCCAGCACGCCCTTGATGTCATCAAGCGTATGCTGCATAAGTCCGGCATGATACTCGATAATGCCAAACCCTATGTCATTGGGCATCTGTCCAACAAAATCCGTATTACGGCTACCTCTCCGGGTATCGTGGACGAGGACAAGGGTTTGTCTGTATCCATTCGTATCGTCAATCCCCGCAAGCTGAAAAAAGAGGAATTTGTCACTTATGGCACAGCCACCGCCGAGATGCTGGATATGCTCTCGGTGTTTTTTAATTATGGCGTTTCCATGTGTATGACCGGAGCCACTTCCTCCGGCAAAACCACTTTGATGAGCTGGATACTCGACCAGATTTCAAATGATAAGCGGCTAATTACCATTGAAAAGGGCTGCCGTGAGTTCGACAGCGTGAAGCGTGACGAGCTGGGCAGGGTCCTGAATAATGTCATTCACTTTATTACCAAGGAGTCCGACGATCCCAAACAGGTGGTATCCATGGTAAAGCTCTTGGAACTGGCCCTTACTATGCACCCGGATTTTCTGGTGGTTGCGGAGATGAAAAGCGAGGAAAGCCTGCAAGCAATTAAGGCGGCCAATACCGGGCATACCTCTTTGACCACCATTCACGCCAACGGCTGTGAGGACACCTATTACCGCATGGCGGCACTCTGCAAGGAAAGCAGTTCCATGGATGACGCCACCCTGATGGGGCTTGCTACAAGGGGTTTTCCCATCGTGGCCTTTGCCAAGAAGCTGGAGGACAACAGCCGCCGCCTGATGGAAATTGCCGAGTGCGTGGGAGTAAAAGCCGGTGTGCCGATTATGCGCACCTTGTACCGCTTTAACATCACCGACAACCGCATGGAAAACGGAAAAGCCAAGATCATAGGGCATTATGAAAAAGTAAACGGTCCATCAGAAAGCCTGTGCAAGCGGCTTCGTGAAAACGGTATGCCGCTGTCCTTGCAGCAGCGGCTTTTAAGTGCATAAAGGAGGTGCATTTTTATGAGTATGGTCGCTTATAAAGCGCCGTATCTTCTACAAATTATGATGGATGATGAACCCTTAAATCCCCGCACTGATTATGATAACTTCGGCCATATGGCTTGCTGGCACAGGCGGTATAACCTTGGGGATGAACATAATTTTGAGGATACAAACGAGCTGTTCAAAGAGTTGGTGATGAACAGCGTTTCGCCGGATACAGTCATTGATTATGTGAAATCCGGCAAGGCAGACAGCGTGAAACTGGAATATGACCGCGCTGCGGGAAACTGGGAAATCAGGAGCTATGATACCCACTTCAAGAAATGGTATGATGAGGCTTCCTTTCCCGGCAAGCTGGAAGCAAACCGGCAGGAGATTTTTGAAAGCCTTGTAGACACCCTGCCAACCCCTGACCTTTATCTGCTGGCTTCGGAAAAGAATATCATCCTGCCCTTAAACCTCTACGACCACTCCATGCTGCATATGTCAACCGGCTCCTTTTTGGGGAGAGCGCAGCACGCCGAATGGGATTCCGGTCAGGTGGGATGGATTTACGCCACGCCGGAGGATATGGAAAAGGAATACGGCAGCCTAACCCCGGAAAGCAGAGAAAAGGCCGAAGCCCTGCTGAAATCTGAGGTGGAGAGCTATGACTGCTATCTTTCCGGGCAGTGCTACGGCTTTCGGCTTTATGAAAACGGCGAGGAAACGGATAGCTGCTGGGGCTTCTTGGGGAGCTATTCCGATATGAGAAAGGAAATTGCTTCTCAGAGCCTGCCGGAAAGCCACCGGGATATGGTTGACCATCTGCATGAGGTGACGGATACCGTGACCCGGTATAAAGGCTATGAGGATTTAATGGAGGATTTAGAGGAAATGGAGGCATAGAACATTGACAATACTGATAACAATAGCGTTTTTACTGGCGGTAACGGGCAGCTTTATTCTGCTTTCGTTATCGCCCTTTACTTTCTTTGAAGGGCTGGCGGATTATGTCCGTCCACAGAAAACCTCAATGAAAAGTAAAATCAGAAAGAGCCGGAAGAACAAACAGCCAAAGGGCTTAAAGCTGCTCTTTCTGGAAACAAGAGAGATTTTGCGTGTCACAGGCAAGAGCGGTATGTTTACCGCCCTTTGCATCCTGTCCATGCTGCTGTTTGTGGTAGGGGCTATGATTGCCCTTTCTATGAAGAACGGCTATCTTGTACCGGTACTGGCGGCAGGCTTGGCGCTCCTGCCTTTTTATTATGTGAAGCTCACGGCAGGGCGGCATAAAAAGCAGATCAACACGGAATTGGAAACCGCCTTATCCATCATCACCACCAGCTACCTAAGAGGAAAGAACACCATCATCCGTGCCATTGAAGAAAACCAGCCTTATTTGAATCCGCCGGTAGCAGAGGTATTCCGCAACTTCCTATTGCAGGCCAAGCTGATTAACTCCAATACCAAGGAAGCTTTGGAGGGATTAAAGGTTGGGATTGACAACAGTGTCTTTCACGAATGGGTGGATGCGGTCATTGCGTGTCAGGACGATTACAACCTGAAAACAATCCTGCCGCCCATCGTTGCCAAGCTGTCGGATATGCGTGTGGTGTCGGCAGAGCTTGACCTTCTTTTGTTTGAGCCGGTCAAGGAATACATCACCATGGTGGTGCTTCTGCTTGGCAGTATTCCACTCATGTACTTTCTCAATCGGGACTGGTATCATACCCTGATGTTCACCGAGTTTGGAAAGGTGCTGCTGGCAATCTGCGCCGGAGTGATTTTCCTGTCGGTGGCCGCCGTCGCCAAGCATACCCGCCCCATTGAATATAAGCGTTAGGAGGTGCTTTCACTATGCAGAATATGATTCTACTTTTCTTTGCCCTGTTTTTCACAGCAGGGCTTTATCTGATTTCGGCAGAGCTGCTGAACGTACCGACCTATAAGGCGACCAAGGCAATTCTTGGAATGGGAAAACGGGAACGAAAAAAGGCACGGGACTCGGACGCCTTTATCATGGAGCTGGCGGCAAGGCTTTCCAAGGTTCTGCCCATGGACGAATACAGAAAACGCAAGCTCACGGCAGTGTTAAAGTCTGCGGAAATCCCCATGACTGCCGAAGTATATGCGGCACAGTCCATGGTAAAAGCCGGTCTGATCTTTGCAGGGGTATTTCCCTGCCTGTTGCTTGCTCCCATCCTTTCCCCGGTGTTTGTGATTATCGGCATTGCGGTGTATTTTACAGAAAGCACCAAAGCGGAAAAGCTCATTACCGTAAGGCGGCAGGAGATTGAATACGAATTGCCCCGCTTTGTTGCGACGCTGGTACAGGAACTGAAAGCAACCCGTGATGTACTTTCCATTTTGGAAAGCTATCAGAAAAATGCTGGGAAAGCTCTGAAAAATGAGCTTGCCATCACCACCTCGGATATGCGTACCGGCAACTATGAGGGAGCGCTGACACGCTTTGAGGCCAGAGTATCCAGCGCCATGCTATCAGATGTGGTGAGGGGGCTGATCGGCGTGCTCCGGGGGGACGATGGCGTTACCTTCTTCCAAATGTTATCCCATGACATGAAGCAGCTCGAATTACAGAGATTAAAAAGGCTGGCTATGGAACGCCCGCCCAAAATCCGCAAGTTTTCCTTTCTACTCCTTGGCTGTATGCTGCTCCTGTATATGGGCGTTATGGGCTATCAGATTCTCGGCGCTATGTCGGGAATGTTCTAAGGGGGTGCAACTATGCTGAAAAAGATACTGAAAGGAAAGCGCGGCGAAGGCTACATTGATGTTGCGGTGGGCATCCTCTGCCTGCTGCTGGTGGTGGCCTTTGCGGTGCAGCTATTCCCTGTGTTTACCGCCAAACAGCAGCTTGACATTTTTGCTGTGGAGATTGTGCGGGAGGCTGAAATCAAGGGCAGCACCAATGTGGATTCCCGGATTACCGATATGCGGGAGCAGACCGGGCTTAACCCAACCATCCGCTGGGACTGTGATTATTACAGCGGGAAAAAGATACAGCTAAACGGTGATATTGAGGTTTTGCTGACGGACACGGTAGACATCGGGTTTTTCGTCTTTGGTTCCTTTCCCATTGAAATACAGGCCAAGGCAACGGGAAAGTCCGAAGTCTATTATAAGTGAGGTGATGCCATGAAATTGTTTAAGATAATGAAAGACAGGCGAGGTAATTCCACACCTCTTACCATTGCCCTGATTTTAGGGCTTCTGCTTCTGATCTGTGCCCTTTCCGAGTTCTTCAGGCTGGGCATTATTGTGAGCGGTGTCCGTGACGGACTCCAGCAGGCGGTGATTACCGTGGCAACCACCAATTACGATGAAGCCTATAACGGTCTGCGGGAAGGGTATTCCGGGGGGTATATCCTGTCCGGCGAAAGCTGGCAGGAGAACCTTGATTATGACGATGTATATTACCGGCTCGACAATCTGCTGGGAACTGCGGAAGTCGGAGGGTATCACATCAAAGAGGACAAGGGCGGCTATGAGTACCGCCTTTCCGGGCTTTCGGTGGATATTGCAAACGCACCCCTGACGCCGGGCGGTGCGGGGCATAATTTAGAAGCTGACGCCCGCATTACCATTGAAATCCCCTTGTCCTTTGGCTGGGATAGACTCCCGCCGCTTACCATGGAGATACGCACAAAATCAACCTATATGCCTAAGTTCTGAGTCTGCACAAATCACCGACACTCCATCAAAATGTCTGGACGCGCAGGAAGATTCAGGATATAATGGAGTCGGGTAAACTAAGTGAAATGGGTATATAGGCTTAAACCTTCATTTAACATGAAAGTGAGGCCATCATTATGAAAAAAGAATATACAACAAAGAAAAAAGCGGTCATTGCCGCATTGTCCCTTGTGGCAGTCTGCCTTGCAGGAGGACTTTTCTATTATATTGGCACGATGGGCGGACAGCCGCAGGAAACGCCTGTTGAAAGCACGGCTCCTGTGGAAACACAGGTCGTTGTGTCGGAGATCAAGCCGGAGACAACGCCGAAAACAGATAGTGGCACATCAGAGGCTACCCCATCAGAAGCCCCGGCAGAACCATTGCAGGAACCTTCTGCGCCTGCCAGCAGTGATACACAGGACACGACACAAAGCAAGCCCTCTGATGGTAAGCCGAAATCTCCGACAGAAGCCACTCCCCCCGCCAAGCCCCCTGCTGAAACAAACCAAGGCTCCGAAAATAGCTCGAATAGCAAGCAGGAGCAGCCGCAGGCAGGTGAAAAGCGTTCGGATGGAAAGGTGTACTTTCCGGGCTTTGGATGGGTGGAAGATGAGGGCGAAAACTCTCAAGGGACTGCCCCCAATGCCGGAACCGGCGAAGCGGTTGGGGATATGTAAAACAGAATAATCTTTCCGATGGGATACAGTCATACACGGCTGTATCCCATTTTTCATTTTCGGAGGTGATAAAATTGAAGAAACTAATCTGTGCATTGCTTTTATGGGCAATGCTTTTTTCTTTGCCTGTGCCTGCTTTTGCCGCCGATTCAAACATTGACGGCGGTGGCGGCGGTATGAATCAAGGCACTGCACAAAACTCATGGACACCGGGGCGTGACGGAGTGCGGATTACAGTTATCCGTGACAGTGACAATATGCCAGTATCCACTCCCATTGATTTTGCAAACGGCTCAAATGGCGATATTTCTTTTCACTTTGGAACCGTAAGCAAAATATCATACCGCTCTAATGGGCTAACTCCCCATATGGGAAATTACTATTCTATAAAGCCAGCCAATACCATGCCCCGGATTGTCAGTTCCAACGGCTCCAGTAATATTGCGGCAATCCGAAGCTATTTCTGCCGTGAGGGAACGATTCGTGACATTGCCAATGCCACGGGTATGGATTACGATACCTTGATAAATGGCAAGTACAAGATTTTATTGGAACCGATAGCGTATTTCAAATACAACAGCGTCATGTTTGCTATGACAGCCACGGAAGCTGCTTTATACAACAAACAGGTAGGAAACGGTCTGCGGAGCAAGATGGTATCTCTATCCCACAAGAACTTACCGCTTTCCATGTTCCTTGAAACTCCTGATTTGGGTTTTGCCGCATGGAGCGGCTCCACAACCATGGCGCAGAGCGACGAAACCATTATCACATATTTGGGAATGGGTATTATCCGCTTTTCAGAACCTGACCCCGAACCGCCCAAGGAAAGTAATGTGACCTACCGCTGCGATACGGAGGTCATCACAGCCGTTACGCTTACAACCGGCTCACAGAAAACGCCGGATAATCCGGCATATGCACGGTTTTCCATCAATGGAAAGACCTATTCCCACAGCGGTATCTATATCCCGGAGGGAGGTTCGCAGCTTGCATGGGTCAAATGGCGCACCCCGAAAGAACCGGGCTATATTACCATCACCGTTGCCAGCAACTGTTCCGTGAGCAGCAGTGAGATTGTGGCGCAGATTGTAAACCTTGATAAAAACCCGCCGCCCGACCCGCAGGCCAATGACCGCAACGATGGATTTTCCATTCCAGCCAAACCTGTCAAACCGAATGTGACCTCCCTGACATGGGGCGAATGGGACTGCTGGTGGCATGAATATTGGGTCTGGCACAGCGGTGACGAGGATGAGGACGGCTGGTGGGAGGACTGCGGCTGGTGGGAATATGCCTGGCTCTCCTACTCCGCAAGCCTGACGGCGGAGCTGCGTACCAAGCCGGATGAAAAGTCGCCCACGGCTTCCGGCAAAATAATGAAAAGCGGATACGGTTTAAATGCGGATGGATCGGCACAGGTTCGTTCCTCCGCACCCAGCAGTCACATTACAGGGGTGCAAAACGTGGTGGCTTATTTTCCCGAATTTAATTACTCCACCTACTGGCGGCTCTTGAAGCGGCTTAACACCGGCTATTCCAGCACCTTTGCCTTTCAGAAAAACAAATACAGCACCTATGGGCAATCCTGCCACTTTTCGCCGGTGTGGTTCCCGGATGGGCGGTACACGACCTATGCGGAATATCTTGACGCATGGACGCCTGCCGGTATGCTTCAAATCAATCTGACGGACGATTTGACCATTCGTGGATCACTTTTTGACGATTGGCATATCCGTCCGCTCAAGTGAGGTGGCTTATGGGAAACCGAGCAATTTACATCATTCGGGAGGGCGGAGAAAACAACTTCTTTTCCGTATATCACGGAGCAAATGCCCTGTCACCGCTTCTGCGGATGTTTCAGGCACAGCAGCTTCAGGAAACCTTTTCACAGCCACAGTCCATCAGCCATATTTTTGAACACTTGGATTATGAGGGAGTCTACCAAAATCCTCGGCTGGAGGATTCAGATATGTTCTGCGCACGCATCCCTCCGGCAGAAATGCCGGAATACAACAAGGCTTATGCACAGCGCAGCGAGTTTCAAATGCGGATGGTATTTGACCTCGATAAGAACGATTTTATGATGGAGTATAACCCCAACTGCCCATGGTATCGCACCATGGGCAGTTTCTCCATTAACCTCGATGTGGGGCTGGAAAACGTACAAAAGCTCCTTGCTCATGCCGAGCAGAGAGGCATTACCGATTTTGGCAGGCTGCTTACCATCTATCATCGCAGCACCGGTCTTGAAGATAAGCTGGAATCTGCCCGTGGATATATGCGTTTTGAGGAATATTTGGAATCTCCGCAGGCACAGGAGGATAGAGAACGCTACCGGCGGCTGCTCGATCACCAGGAGGAGTTGGACGAAGAAACCGCTGAAGAAATGGAGGAACGATAAATGCAGGGACTTTTATTCCCGATTATTATGCTGGCCGTCACCCTTGTGGGTGGCGGCCTTTTGCTTTTGTTTTTGAAAACGGCTAAGAAACGGCCGGTATCAGACGAAGCCACCATATCCATGCAGACCGCACAGCAGTTTATCAATGTGCGGGATGTAAAAGACAAATACCTATATACCAAAGATGGGTTGGTTCTGATTTTTCTGCGTATCCACTCAATCAGCATTGATCTATTCAGCAAAGCTGAAAAAAGTGTCTTGATTCGGCAGCTTACCGCAGAGCTGTCCGATATTCAGTACCCCTTTAAGTTTATGGGGGTCAGCAGGCCCGTGGATATTTCTCCCCTGATCGCTGATATGCAGGGAATGCTTAAAACCGCCGATGACCGGCGCAAGGAGCTGTTGCGGCAGGAGATTTTGCAGATGAGCAGCTACGCCCTGTCCGGCGAAATCGTGGAGCGTCAGTTTTATATCTCCATGTGGGATCGGTGCGAGGACGGCGTGGAAAAGGACTTATTTAAGCGGGCATCCCTTCTAGCAGAGAAGTTTACCACCAATGGAATTGGCTGCGATGTACTGGCAGAAAAGGAGATTGTACGGCTTTTGAACCTCGTAAACAATCCGTCCTACACCCATCTGGAGGATACGGAGTTTGAGGCCAGTATCCCTATGTTAAAGGAGGACATTTATGCCTAAAAAACAAGCCGTTCAAGAGCGCCATATTACGAATACAGCTTTGCTCAATGTCATTACCCCCATGGGGCTGGAATTTACGAAAAACAGCCTTTCCGTGGGAGAAAACTTCGGTAAGATTTACGGACTGATTCGCTATCCCCAAAAAGTAGAAACAGAATGGCTGTCCAAAATCACGAATATACCGTCCACCATTGTATCTATTGGCTTTAAGCCGGTGGATAATGCAACCTTAATTAACGCCATTTCCCGAAGTGTGGTTCAGCAGCGCGGTTTTGCCGAGGGTGCAAAAGACCCTCTGACCCGTCAACGTGCGGAGAAAGCGGCCGAGGACGGCGAGAAGATCATCATGCAGATTGACCGTGAGGGTGAAACCGTAGGGCTTATGAATGTGTCGGTCATGCCCATTGCCAAGGATGAGCGCACCTTCAAAAAGGTCTGCCGCCGTGCGGAAAGCATGATAAGTGTCTTGAAGTGCAAAATGCGTGTCATTCCCAATCTGCAAAAAGAGTGTTTTCAGCACATCTCACCATCCTTTCCGTCTGACGGTAAGATAGAAAGCATCCTGCAAAAAATCGTTCCCCTGTCTACCTTTGTGGGTGGCTTTCCTTTTGCCAGTTCCGGCTTTAATGACGGTGAGGGCTATTATTTTGCACAGGATGCAAGCGGAAGCCTTGTTATTGTGGACATATGGAAACGCGGAAGTGACCGCACCAACAGCAATTTTGTCATCATGGGCAATTCCGGCGTAGGCAAATCCACCGCTATCAAGCATATCATCCTGTCCGAGTACATGAAAGGCACCAAAATCCTTGTGGTAGACCCGGAATCCGAATATAAAGATCTTTGCTTTAACCTTGGCCTTGGAAGTGGCTGGATCAATGCCGTAGGAGGTTCCGCAGGCAGGATTAACCCCTTGCAGGTCCGGCCATCTCCCCGTGATGATGAGCAGGAAAAAGAACCCGACCGCCTGTACCGTGACGAGGGCTACGGCATGAACGACCTGGCTCTGCATATGAAAAACCTTGAAATCTTTTTCAGCCTGTATATTCCGTCCCTAACGGATATGCAGAAAGCGGTATTGAAGAAAAGCCTTGTGGAGCTATACAGAAAGTTCCATATCACATGGGATACCGACATTACCGCTTTGAAGCCGGAGGATTTCCCGATTTTCTCCGACCTTTATACGCTCGTTCAGGAAAAAGCGGATACCGAGCAGGACAGGCAGGCATATGCCGACCTGTCTTTGCTTCTGTATGATATTGCCGAGGGTGCGGATAGCTTTATCTGGAACGGTCACAGCACCATTGTCAGTGACAGCCCCTTTATTTGCCTTGATACCAATGCCTTGCAGGAAACCAGCGACAGTATCAAACGGACACAGTATTTCAATATTCTTACCTATTGCTGGGAGCAGATGAGCCGGAACCGTGACGAGAGAGTGCTGCTCATTTGTGATGAAGCGTATCTGATGATTGACCAAAAGGTGCCGCAATCCCTTGTCTATCTGCGAAATGCGATGAAGCGGGCAAGAAAATATGAGGCTGCGCTGGGGATCATCTCCCACAGCGTGATTGACTTTCTTTCGGAAAGCATTAGGCAGTATGGGCAGGCTCTGCTGGATGTACCTTGCTACAAGCTCCTGATGGGAACGGATGGCCCCAACTTAAAAGAAACCGCCAAGCTCTACGATCTGACGGAAGCGGAGCAGGAGCTTTTGCTGGCAAGAAAGCGAGGTCATGCCCTATTTATGGTGGGGGCAAAGCGGCTGCATATCAACTTTGAAATCCCGGATTACAAGATGATGTATATGGGAAAAGCGGGAGGAAGATAAAGGGAAGCCCACTTTATCCACACAACAGGAGGTGTTCCATGGCAGTAGACCCGATTACCGCCAAAATACTGGCACAACTGGCGGCACAGGCCGTAACCGATGAGCAGGCGCGAAAGCGCCTGCTCTGTATTATTTTAGCGCCAATCATTGCCCTGCTTTTGCTGATTTCCCTGATTCTCTATATCCTGACCAGCCCGTTATCCATATTCGCAGAGTGGGCAATGGGTGATGAATTGGACGCCATGAAAGATTTACAGATCAATTACGGATACAATCAGACCCTTGGCATTTATGAGCAGGATTACATTGATGGGAGTGGACAGAACTATGACGGCGTGGTGTTTACGGACGGGGGCATGGAGGTTGTCTACTACAACCAGCTTGATGAACGCTGGGCGAATGTCATGTATGGGCAGTCCAGTACCATCGGAGAGGCAGGCTGTGGCCCCACCTCCATGTCCATTGTCATATCTACCCTGACCGGCACAGCGCACGACCCCATAGAGCTTTCCAAATGGTCTGTAAAAAACGGACACCGCTGTGAGGGGAACGGTTCTTATCACAGCTTGATACCGGCTGCGGCTGAAAGCTATGGATTATCCTGCAAGGGGGATTTATCCGCACAGGATATTGTGGATGCCTTATCAAGCGGAAAGCTGGTGGTTGCCATTATGAGCAAAGGTCATTTTACGACCAGTGGACATTTTATTGTCCTGCGTGGTGTTACCAGCGAGGGGAAAATCCTTGTAGCCGACCCCGCCAGCCACAAACGCAGCCAGCAGGAATGGGATCTGTCGCTGATTATGAATGAGGCACGGAAAGGTGCTGCCGCAGGCGGTCCTTTTTGGGCAATAGGAAACTAACAGGAGGGAAACGACATGATTTTATATCTTTCATCTACACAGCACACCAACTTGCTGGACTTCACAGGGTTTTATGACAATGACAGTGAACTGCCCATCAAGAAAATGGTGGGTAATTTTGTTCTCAAACAGTTTATCATCTACGATATGCGCAACTTCTCCCATTTTTCCGAGGTGGTTTTGGATCGCATTGCCTTTGGGGACAGCGATGAGGAATTTGCCGAAGCCATCGAAGAATTTCTGACCATGTATAGTCCACGCATTACGGTGATTTGTGAGGGGTTAGGACAGGACAGCAGCCTATTTCAATCACTTTTGAACAGCGGCGTGGGTAATATTGTCTGTGATACGGAGATTGCCGCTATCCAGCGTGAAATAGCCGAGTGTCTGAGCGAGCAGGGAATGACGCGCTACCAGCCCAAGGAACGAGTAAAAAAAGCGGAAAGTTGTAAAAGGTATCGGTTTGACTGTGAAAATATCCACATCGCCGTGATTTCCTCACAGCCGAGAATGGGGGCAACCACCACGGCAATCGGTCTGTCCTCATGGCTTGCCGCTGTGGGGGCTTCTGTTTATTATATAGAGGAAAATGATAGCGGTATTTTAACCGGCATGGTGGCTGATTATGATATGGAGCAGTCTGGTGACGGCTGGCGGCTGGATGGTGTATATTACGGCAATTCCCCCATCAAAGAGCCTGCGAACTTCATTGTTCACGACATTGGCTTTACGACAAGCCTGAATAAAACAGTACAGACCGCCGATCTGCTGATGGCGGTCTGCGGTACAAAACCCTATGAGCTTCCCCATTCCATGCTTTTGATGAAAAGGCTGGAAACCATGGACGCCTATGTGCTATGCCCTTTTACCCATGAAAAGGTAAAGGGGGACTATGCGGCCTTTTTACAAAATGATTTTCACAAAGTATTATTTTTAGAGTACCAGCCTGAACTTACAGACGGTATGAGCAATGCCAAAACATATAAAACCATGCTGACAAAATATATCGCCGGAGCGTAATGCTCCGGCGTAAGGAGGACTTTGATTATGACAAAGCAAGCTGAACTGAAAAAGCAGGCATATGCCAGCAGTCTGAAAAGCCGTGCGCTTTCCGTGCTGATTTATTTGATTGATCGTTCCAATAAAGACCTAACCTGTTTCCCGGCGATTCCAACCATGGCCGAGCAACTTCATATCTCCGTATCCACCGTGAAACGTGCATTAAAAGAACTTGTGGCCGCAGGTTATCTTGAAAAAACTGCCCGTTTCCGTGATAAAAACCGTGGACAAAGCTCAAACCTTTATACTTTGCTTTTTATGGAGCAGCCCCCGGCACCTGATTATGATAATACCTCTGGAAAAGAACACAGAGATGATATAAATACACCTGACGAAGAAAAACAGTCAAAAGGCTACGTTGTAAAACACATCACATTCGATACACTCGCTGAAAAGACAAAAACAGAGCAGAAACCAAGCCCACCTGAAATAGTACAGGAAGATGAAATAGAGTGCTCCGATTGTTATGATAGGCCAATACGGTCTGTTTTTTGCACCCCCGTTCAAGTTGCTATTCTGTCAAAGGATAGGAAACCTCAGAGAATATTTGACAAACTAAATTGCCCTCTTTTGCTCCAGCCTATTCAATCTCCTTTTTTGCAGTGGACGGGGGCGGAGTCCATTTTGGTGCCCCCTTGAACTACTCAGGTGAACTGATATAAATAGCGGAAAATAAGTTAATTAAGAGATTACGCCGTAGCCTGAAAGATAAACCAGCCATCCTTAACCGAAAACTGAAATACACCGCCATGCTTTTCCACGATATGGGCTATGCTTTTTGTGCCAAAGCCATGTCCCTGTTCTTTTGATACAGGAAGCCCTTGCCTGAATACTGGTTCTGCCTGATAGCTATTGTGTAGATCAATGCACAACTTATTATTTTTGGAATACATACGCAGCCGGATGATGCGTTTGTTGCGGTCAGGTATCTGTTCACAGGCATGGATAGCATTTTCCAAAGCGTTTGACAAGAGCGAGCAAAGCTCAGTATCGCTAAAGGGAAGCAAATCAGGCAGTTTTGCATCCACCGTCAGCATGATTTCCGCTTGTTTCGCTTTCGTAGCGAAAGCGGACAAAATCAGGTTGACGGTTTCGTTTTCACAAAAGCGTGTGGGCGTGATGGCATCCATGTCGGACTGGGCAGTTCGTAGGTACTCTTTAATCCCCTCGATGTGTTCCTTGGAGGCCAGTCCCTGTAAAAGCGCAAAATGATGGCGCATATCATGCCGATAGGATGCGGCGTTCTGCTGTAACTGCCGCAGAGAAGCAAACTCTGTCTGCGCCAGTCTAAACTGTGCATCCAGCATATCCTTTTCTCTTTGAAGGCTTGCCTGTTTTTGTGTCTCAGCGTAGTAAAGGATCACAAACACAAAATAGAAAACAGATATTGTTGAGGGCATGAACTGTACCGCCCATTCGGTTCCGCTGTAAAGCACATCGGTGTAGATGGCGGTCACATAGTCAAACAGATAGTAAAAAAGTGGGACTCCGCCTAAAAATAAGCAAGATTTCGTGGACTTCTCCATCAACTGCCGAACAGATCCGGCTACATATCTTTTCAAGAAATAATAGGCCAAAAACACGGATGCTATGTAAAAAATATGGTCTGCAAGCCTGCTGTCTAAAGCGGCTCCTGCAAGAAAACCAAACCAGCGTGGTGCCTGACAGCAAAGATAACCGGAAAGCACGCTGACGGCGGATATGAGCCACGGGCACTTATAGTATAGGGTGAATATCACAATCAGCGGCAGATGGATAATCAGCGGATACAGCTTTGATGTCAAATCCAAGCCCAAAAGCCACCAACTGGCGGTTTGAACGAAAAGGAAAATGACACAGAGCAAACCGGTAGTGAACCTGTTTTTCTTTGTGGGTTCTATTCCCGCAAAGAGAGCAGTCACCGTGAGGCCAAAGACCAAAGAAACACCAAATCGTAAGAGCCCGATCACGATTACTGCCATTTTAAGCGCCCCCCTCCATTTGATAATTCAGATATTGCTGCTTAATCTCCTTTGCCTTGCCCTGTGCGACAGGAACAGCGGAAAGGGTCTGTAAGGTGATCTGATGGTTTTCGATGGTATCCACATACTGCATATTCACAAGATAGGAGCGGTGGGGCTTAATAAAACATCCATATTTCAGCAGGCTATCGCAGACAGAGGAAAAAGGCTCCGTACATTCGGCCACCTTGCCGGAGCGCAGATGATAGAGGACGTTTCTGCCGATAACCTCGACAAAGACCAAATTGGAGATAAGTAATTTTTGAATCCCCTCGTTGCTCTTTACGATGACGGCATCCTCTTCCTTTTCCAATTTAATCTGCTCCAACAGCTCATCAAAGGTGAAGAACAGCTTCTCCTTTGAAATTGGCTTGAGTACATAGTTGATGGCTTTCACCGAATAGCTTTCCAAAGCAAACTCAGGTGATGAGGTGAAAAATAAAATCGGTGCGGTTTTGTCAAAGTTGCGGATTTCCTTTGCCGCATCAATACCTGTAAAGCCCGGCATCATAATATCCAGACAGTATATATCAAACCGCTTTCCTTTTTCCAAGGCTGAAACCAGCTCAAACCCGTTTGGAAAGACAGCGTGGTCACAGTTTAGATTTCTTGATGTTCGGTACAGGTCTATAAGCTGTACCATATTGGACAGCTCGTCAATATTGTCGTCACAGACCGCAATTTGCAGCATAAGCACACCTCCTGTTCTATTAGACTTCTTCGGAAACTCTCGCAGGCTCTCCCACCTGTAAATCGGGTAGTTGCCGATTACTGGGTTCAAATTTTATAACGGCATTTTCATCAGGAACATACTCCATAATGTCGCCGAAGTCGCAGCCCAAAACGCCACAAATCCGAACCAAAATATCGACATATATGTTTTCATCTTTTGATATTTTCAGAAGCGAGCCGCTGCTGATACCCGCCGCCTTGCATAGCTCGCCTTTTCTTATTTTTCTGTCGATCATCAGTTTGAATAATTTGTTATAACTGACACCCATAACACGCCTCACGTCCCTCTAAAAGTCGAAAATCGTTTATACAAGTAACAGATTACAGTATATCATCAAATCATGGCAAAAACAAGATAAAATTCGTGCGTACTCGTCGATTTTCGTGTGATATTGTGTTGCTTCACATCTAAAAGCAAAAAAGACAGGAGCCTACTTTCCTCCAAAATCATGTTTCATGTCGAAAAAATCATGTTTCATGCAGCGGACGGTTTTGCAGAGAGATTTCTGATAGATTGAACGTGGAGAAATAAATGTTATTTCGTTCAATCAAAAAGGAGGAAAACTATGAAAAAGCAATTTATGGGCATACTGCTCACTCTGTGTATGGTACTTACCCTGCTGCCGACAACGGCGTTTGCATCAGGCTGGGCAGCAGAAAACACGATTACCAAAGGTTGGTACCATCTCCGCTGTATGAACAATTACCTCAATTTCACTGCTGACGGAGCTGCAGAGCTACGCAAGCTTTCTGAAAATGAAGCCTTTTATGTGGAAAGCCAAGGCGACGGCCAATATACCTTGAAAATGAAAAACGGCAGATATTTGGGGCTTGAGGGCACGAGAAAAGATGGTGTGCGAGTAAAAGCGGTAGATAGCCCTTATACTTGGCTTATCCATTGGGAAGCGACTAACTTTAACAAAGAAAAGTCGGACATTTTCAGTTTGCGTCCGCCCGAAGCTTCAAAAATGGTCGTTAATGCATCCGGTGAGAAAAATGCTGACGGAACTTCCATTATTATATGGAAACATGAGAAGTTAGACGCCCCCAATCATGCTGAATTTCGGTTTGTTCCTGCAACCACAACAGCAGATCCTACCGGTGAGAGATGGACAACCTATAAAGAAAACGGGTTGATGGGCTACAAAGACCAGAGCGGCAAAGTGGTGATTAAGGCGCAGTTTAATGACGCTGAAAAGTTTTCTCAAGGAATAGCCAGGGTTTACGATAAAGTCAAAGGTGCGGCCGCCTATATAGACACCACAGGCAAACTCATCACGCCGTTCAAATATTACTCTGCTGCGAGTAGTCATATCGTTTATAACGGTTTGATGCTGGTAGGTATCTATGGAGATGACGTAGTCAAGGCCATTATGAATGGGGACGGCGTAGAGTACACCGAGTCGGTAGGGAGCGATACTGTAGTCGTGATGAAAAGCGGCAAGAAACTTAAATATGACCTCAAATACGGCTTTATCGACACAAAAGGAAAAGAAGTAATACCGCTGCAATTCGATGGAGCCTACTCCTTTCAGGACGGTCTGGCGGCTGTGCTCCAGTTTCAAGGCCGCCAATATGGATTTTCTTATAGCAAGATAGGCTATATTGACACAACCGGGAAACTGGTCATCCCTTATCAGTACGGCGGCGATAACCTCTACGATGCGAGTGTCTTCTCTTACAAAGACGGCTTGACGTGCTTCTTCAAGTACCTCGGAAAGGATGGCTTGTCTGCTGACGGGTGGGTTTCATATGCTCAGGGAGGCATAATGGATAAGACAGGTAAGGTTATCGTCCCGTCCAACCCTGATAGATATTATCATTCAGATCAGTTTGGTCTCCAATGGAAAGATGGCGTTATTGTGAACAACTACTCCACGGAAGTGAATGCGAAAGGTATACCCACAAAAGGCGGGGGGAAAGAGTGGTCATTCACGGAGTTATACGACTATTCGGGTAAGTTAATCAAAAAACTCGATGAATACACCGATGCTATGCCTATAGGCGGTGGCTATACGCTGGCTCTTCACCAAGTACCCTATGGTAAAACGGTAAAATATCTGGATACCGAAGCCTATGAGGGTTATTGGACTGTCTTTGACCGCAACGGCAAGATTGTGGTTGATAACGTGCAAAAGAATAACTTCTACCTTCTTAACAGTGCTTATGGCTATGCGAACGGCTACGTCTATTTCGGCGGCGAAGGCTATAAGGTCTCTGAGACGCCTGCCCCGGTCACACCGACTCCCAAAACAGAAGTGACCGCCACACCAAGCAAGACGAGCTTTGTTATGAGCAGCAAGCCCGTATCTGTTACAGCGGCATACAGCATAAACAGCACTAATTACTTACAGCTTCGCGCAATCGCAGCGATGCTGAATGGCACCGCCGCACAGTTTGATGTAGGCTGGGACGGACAGTTTGCCGTGATTGAACCCACCAAGCCATACAGCGGTGCGGTTACCGAAACCAAGCTCCAAAATACAACGAATGTCAGGCAGAGCGGAACGAAGTTCAAGCTGGATGGTGAAGTTTTTACATTCTCAGATGCACGGCTGATAGACGGTGACACCAACTACCTTCAACTGCGCGAGTTTGCACAAAAACTCTCCGGCACAGCATCGCAGTTCAACGTGTACTGGGACAGTGCGGCAGGTCAGGCGGTTATTCAGCCCGGCATGGCCTATACGGGGTCAGCATCATAGTGATGATCAGAAAGGTGTGAACCCTCTTCATACCTAAAAATCATGTTTCATGTCGAAAAAATCATGTTTCATGCAGCGGACGGTTTTAGATGCAGATTTTTGATAGAGTGAACGCATGGGAATTTGCCTGATACAACCCAACAGAAAATGGAGGATTTAGAAATGAAAAAGTTACTGGTACTTATCATGGCACTTGCCATGACACTGAACCTTGCAGCCTGCGGAGGAAGCAATGCTGCTCCTGCAACGTCTCCTTCTCCACCCGCACAAGTCGAGGAAGCAGGATTTACAGCAGAACAGCAAGCTCTTGCACAGGATTTTATGAGCATGGCGGAAGAATTTGATGCAATTGCTGACAAGGTAAATGCAAGTCCTGAGCTTTTGGAAAATGAAGAGCTTGTCACTGCGATGAATGACCTTTCCAGTGAAATTATCAAGGCAGACGAATACTTTGCCAGTCCAGAAACGCTCACACCAGAGATTATGGGTGCCCTGACAGTAGCTATCGAGGTAGGCCGTTCATTCATCGCTGAAGCCGGTGCCGCTTTAGAAGAAATCGGCCATTGATATTCCCTGAACACTACAAAATTAAAAGAAAGAAAATGGAGGAATTTATAATGAAAAAATTACTGGTACTTATGATGGCGCTTGCCATGACACTGAGCCTTGCAGCCTGCGGAGGCAATGCCGAACCCCCTGCATCCACGCCTGCATCCACCCCCGCCGCTGCGGAACGACAGGACAACGTAACCCCCGAGCAGGCAGCGGCAATTGTAGACATCATGGCGAAGATGGGCCCGCTGTACAACGAGGCGGCTGAAGCTGCCGCGGCAAACGGCTGGGATAAGGACGAGGCAGCGGTGCAGGAGCTGAACGCAGTATATGCCACTATGGACTCCGCAAGGGTTGGACTTGGAGAACTTGACGGATACGGGGACACCAGCACAGAGAAAATTGACGCCGTTGTGGCAATGTATCAGGCTATGCTGGACGAAATGCCCAACTTAGTTGCCAAGTATAGCGAGCCCTACAGCAACTAACAACTGCTGTTTTATCAGATGAATAAAATATAAAAAGCAATCTCATGACAAAAGCGGATGCGGAACACCCGCATCCGCTTTTGCAAAAAGGAGGAAAGACTATGCTGCCAACTTTCATCACAATCGCCGTAATTATTGCGGTCATTGTTCTATGGATCATCTCCACCCAGCGCAGACTGGTGGTGCTGGATGAGAATATCAGCAATGCCATGAGCCAGATCGGGGTGCAGCTTTCCAGCCGTTTTGACGCACTGACGGCCCTTTTGGATTTGACAAAGGGCTATGCCAAGCACGAAAGCGAAACGCTGATTGAGACAATCAAATCAAGAAGAAGCGTTATCACGGCAAAATCCACACCGGATGAAGTCATGCGTCAAGAAGGAGTTATTTCCGAGGCCTTGGGCAGAATTGCCATGGTAACGGAGCAATACCCCGACCTAAAAGCAAACCAAACATATATCAAAACCATGGACGCAGTGCAGACCTTTGAAAACATGGTGCGCACCAGCCGCCTGATCTACAACGACAGCGTGACCAAATTAAACCGTGAAATCCGGATGTTCCCGGTCTCTGCCATTGCCGGGATGCTGGGTTTCCGGCAAAGAGAGTATCTTGTGGAGCAGGCGGATAAAGCAGATATGCCAAGCATGAAATGAGGTGCCCTATGCGAAAAAAAGTGCATGGCCTGATTCTATGCATTGTCCTGCTGTTTTCCCTTTCACTCCCCGCATATGCTGCGAATCGGGTGGATACCATGGATATTCAGGCTGTCATTTACGAGGACGGCTCCATGTATGTGACGCAGGTTTGGGACGGCGATTTTGACGAGGGAACAGAAATTTATATCCCCATGAATGCGCCCGATTATCTGACCATCAGCCAGCTTACGGTCTCCGACCAAAACGGAGTTTATGAAACCGTGCCGGATTGGAATGTAGATTGGAGCTTTGAGGAAAAAGCAGGAAAATGCGGCATCCATGATACGGACAGCGGGTATGAAATTTGCTTTGGCATCAGCCGGTACGGGCAGAACCGTTATTCCATTGAATATAAGCTGGACAATGCGGTGGGCGGTTACAGCGACAGGGATGGGGTCAATTTTCGATTTGTAAACGATGGGATGAACACCACCCCCACTGATGTGAAGGTGGAAATTCGGCTGGCGGATGGTACGCCCATCACTGATGAAACCGCCGATGTATGGGGCTTTGGATATGTCGGACAGGTAGGTTTTTCAGAGGTTGCCATTCTTGCCTACACGGAAAGTCCCATTGCTCCAGAAAACCATGTGACGGTACTGTTTTCTTTGGAGAAAGGAATCCTGTCCCCCTCACGGCAAGAACCGGGCAGCTTTGAGGAAGTAAAAGAAACTGCCTTTTCAGGCAGTGATTACAATGATACCGGTGAAGAAGTATCCACATTTGAAGCGATTGTCACGATGCTTTTGTCCATCGGACTTCCCATTGGGCTGATTATTTGGTTTTTCAGGATGAAAAAGAAACGTGCGGAGAAAAAAAGGCAAAGATTCGCAGAGCGATTTGGGTATTTCAGGGATATTCCCAACGGCGGCAATCTGAGCGCCACCTATGCGCTGGGACGGCTGTTTGATGTGTGTGAGGACGGCGCAATTCTCTCCACAGGAATGCTGCGGCTGATTCAGTTAGGCTGTCTGTCCCCGGTGGAAACGCAGGAAATCGGGTTTATGGGCAAGACCAAAGAAACCGTAAGCCTGCGGCTCATGGGCAGCAATCACGCTAACATGAACGAGTATGACGAGTACCTTTATACGGTGTTGGAGGGCGCGGCCGGTTTGGACTCCATTTTGCAGCCAAAGGAGCTGGAACGCTTTGTAAGTCAAAACGACAAGCTGCTGTGTACCTACATACAGAAATGCGACAGCGCGGGCAGAACCTATTTGAACCAAAAGCACTGCCTGAAACGGTGGAATACGCCGGTAAAGCTCACCGACCTGACCCCTGCCGGGGAGCAGGAGCTGGGCGAGCTGATGGGGCTGAAACGGTATTTGACGGATTTTTCATTGATCGCCGAACGAGGTGTCAAGGAAATGCCGATTTGGCGGGAGCTTTTGACCTATGCCATGCTCTTTGGTATTGCCGATCAGGTGGCGGAGCAGATGAAAGAGCTGTACCCACAAATTTCTGCCGAGCTGACCGATTACAGTCAAAACATGGCGACTGCCTATTCCTACCACTACTTGCTTTACAGCAATATGAAGCAAGCCGAACAGCGGCGTGAGCAGGAAAAACGCAGCGGCGGAGGCGGTGGATTTGCTTCCCTTGGCGGAGGCGGCGGCTCCATCGGCGGCGGTTCGGGCGGCGGAACACGATAATGAGAACAAATGGAGGAAATGATGATGGGTCTATTTTCTAAAAAACCCCCTTGCCCCATCTGCGGCGGCAAGATTCCACTGATTCTGCCATCGAAAATTGAGGGCGAATATATTTGTAACGACTGTTATAACAAGATTGATATGGATGCCGACAAGGAAAGCAATCTGACAATGCAGGGCTTTCGGGAATATCTGGCATTCTACAATCAAAACCAAATACTGAAAGACCGGTTCGTGATTTCTGAGCGGATTGATTTCGGCCTTTGGGATACCAAAATTATCTTTGATCACCAGAACAAGCTGTTCTGTATGAGCAAAAACCCGGATAAAACGGTGTTTGAAGGCAGCCAGTTGAAATCCTTTACCATCCGGGAGGACAGCACCCCTCTGTTTGAGGGTTCAGCGGCAGGCATACGCCGTTATACCAGCACCGTAACCGAGCGGGCTATGGCGATGGCGCCGCAAATCGCACAGATTGCAGCGAGCAAGCGGATGGCACGAACCCTTGACAGGATGGACGACGGTAAAGTAAACAACTCTGCACCGGTGCAGTATTTTGACATTCCTGAACCCTTTCAGGTGTTTAACGTGGAGCTGCATTTCGACCATCCCTACTGGACGGTGCTCAAATGTGATATGGACGGCCCCCGGTTTGATAACAACCTCCCGGATGTGAACAACTACCTTCGCTCCTATCAGCAAAGCATAGAAGAACTTGAAAAGCTGGTGGCTGCACTCAGGACGGTGGCCTTTCCCGACGCAGCCGAGCAATCTATTGGCCCAGGTATGATGGGAATGGGGGAGTTATACACCAACATGGCTCCGCCTGCCGACGCCATCGAAGAAATCAAGAAATACAAGGCGCTCATGGAGGACGGCGTGATTTCCCAGCAGGAGTTTGAGGCAAAGAAGCGCCAGCTCCTTGGGATTTGAAGAAAATCAACCTGTCTATGCGGAAGGGGGGCATGACATGACCTACGCCTGCGAGGACTGCGGCTTTTTATTCTGCCGGGTGGGAGGGGTAAAGGAATGCCCTTCCTGTGAGAAACCCCATATTCGCCCCGCCACCGGGGAAGAAGCCGATAGGCTACAGAAACTTTTGGAACAAGGAAACACAAATTTACAAATCAAGGAGGAACAGACCTTATGAACAAACGACTATTAAGTATGTTTCTTGCGCTGTGCATGATTGTGACCATGCTGCCGGTATCGGCAATGGCGGAAGAAATCCATACAACCATTGGCGGGAGCGGAGAAATTATCAGCTTTGCGCCGCTTGCAGAAACAGAAAAAGCGGTATCACTCGGAACATCCATTGAAGATTTGGAATTACCCGAAACATTGACCGCTACGGTACGGACAGCCGTATCTATCGGGGAGGATGCCGTACAGGATTCCGGCAGCCCGAAAACGGCAACCCCCACAACGGCAACAGAACCCGAATGGGAAGAAACCACAGGGGATATTCCGGTAACATGGGATTGGCCTGACTACGACCCAAACACCGAGGGCGTTTATGTCTTTACGCCGGTCATAGAGGGTTACACAGTCAGCGCCAAATTGCCGGAGCTTACCGTAACGGTGGGTGCGGCGATAATGGGACGCGGAATGGTCGCTCCCCTGTCAGTCACAACCTATAATATATGGGTGGGCGGCGTGCAAGTGACCAGTGATAACAAAGCGGATGTGCTTGGCGCAGCAGATGGTGAGGGCGCAACCGTCACCTATGACAGCACGACAAATACCCTTACACTGAATGATGCGGAAATTACCACTCCACACATGGTTTCAGCAGCTAACTACGGTATTTATGCCCCAGAGGGTCTTAACCTCAAATTGGTGGGCGCAAATTCTATTAATCTTCCGAATTCTATATACACTGTATATGGAATTTCTTCTGACGAGAGTAACCTCCAAATCAGTGCGGAAAATAACGGCTCCCTCACTGTAACCGCCGGCAATAACTTTGGAATTTATAGCGAAAATCTAACGATCAACAGCGGTGCAATTACCACTGTGAGTTCGGTGATTTTTGTGGGGGAATCCGTATCTATCAGCGGAGGAACCGTGACAAGCACCGGAGGCACTCAAGGAATTGTAGGGGAAACAATAACCGTTAGCGGCGGAACGGTGACCGCAAGCGGTAGTGGTAAGGCATTGACCAACTCTGTCGGGTCTCCTAATTTCACAGGTATGCAGGTGACCGCAAGCCTCAATGAGAACGGAACCCCCGCTGTTTCATATAATGCGGCGAATCTTTCAACCTACAAATACATCAAGGTGGAGCCTGCGCCGGAATCTGACGATGTCGCCCAAATTGGCAGTACAGGCTACGCTACCCTGCAACAGGCCGTTGATTCGGCGGCCGAGGGGCAGATAATCAAGCTGGTCGCCGATATTACGATTACATCGGCTATTCAAGTGAATACGGCCCACAGCTTTACCCTTGACCTGAATGGTCATCCTATAAGCTGCAGTGCAGCCGTAAACACCATCGTCAAAGCAGGCGAGGGTGCGCTGACAATTACAGACAGTCAGGAAGATGGAGCGATTGTGGGTAATACCGGTGCCGGTGCTTCTACGGTACGTGTCTTAGCCGGGACATTGATTATCAATGGCGGCACGATAAGTCAGAGTAATATAAACAATAGAGTGATTCATAACGGCAGTTCATCAGAATCACAATTCGGAACCGTTGAAATCCGAGGCGGCTCCATCAATGGAATAATTAGTAATGCTGGCAATTTGACCATCACGGACGGTACGATTGATGGTGGTGCCGGGGTTGCGATTTATAATTATAAAACCGCATTAGTTAGCGGAGGCACCATTACCAGCAACAGCATGATAACAATTTCTAATACTGCCGACGCAAGTTTAACCATCACGGGCGGCACAATATCCAATTCATGCACGACCGGAAGTTATGGGGCAATCCTTAATATGAGTGAAGTCTTTATTTCCGGCGGCACGATTGACGGGAGCGGTAGCGGAAGAAAAGGAATATCTAACTATGGTATCACCAGTACGGTTACCATCTCCGCGCCATCCGTCGGAAACAGTATCGTTATTAAAGGCGACGCACAAGTAATTGATAGCTTCGGTACGTTTACTGTGCCATCGAGTGGTGCGACCATCACCGGAAGTACAAATTATGACGGAACCAATGCAGAAGTGTATAATGCGTCGAATCTTGCCAGCTACAAATACATCAAGGTGGAGCCTTCGTCAAGTGTCTCCGAACAATTCACCCTCGCCCCCGGCGGCACCTACTATTTTGACCTTTCTATCGAAAAGGCCAACATCGGCACGGTAAATACCGCCCTGCCTGGCACAAGCCTGCACTATGTGCCCTTTACTTATGCGGGAACGGTGAACGCCTATAGCTTGACAAGCGCAATGGCAACAACCGAAGAATATGCAACCGCAAACAAATCCGACCGCAGCCTGTTTGTGGGGAATTATAATGTCGGCACAAGTGTCAGTTGGGACAACTTGAACACAGCAGATCTTATCTTCGGAAAAACCTTTGATACAAACTACAAGCTGCGCTCTTTAAGCGCAGGGAGCAGCAAAACAGGTTCTGAATCATATGTCAGTGATAATATTGGACAGCCGAATACTAACGAATGGGATCAGATTTTGAATAAATCAGGTTCAACTGACAATACGGCAGGGTGGATAAAAAATTGGAGCAACCAATACTCTTGGGGGCAGGATACCCATGCAGAAACTTCATCATACCGTGCGAGTCGCGGGTACAACGCGGCCCGCCGCTGGAATTTCGGTACCGAGTCGTTCGTCTCCCCGATCTGCGGTTTCCGCCCCGCCCTTGAGGTACTGGACCCTGACACTCTGACCTCTGACGGACTGAAAGAGGTCACGCTGAACCTGAACGGCGGTAGCCTAAAGGAAAGCACAGCGAATATCAACATCATCTGTGCTGGCGATAACTTTACCGCACCCAGCGGCGTGGGACTGACTGCGCCTACCGATAAGGTGTTTGACGGCTGGAAGGATACAAGCGGTACAACCTACACTGCGGGAGATACGGTGCCCAATACGGTCACAGGCTTGACGGCGCAGTGGGCGGGTGGTTCTGTCGCCCAAATCGGCAGCACAGGCTACCCCACGCTGCAAGCGGCAGTTGACGCGGCTGCGGATGGGGCGACCATTACATTACTCTCCGATATTACCGCCCCCAATACCGGAAACTTAGTCGCCACAGCCAAATCCACAGCGTTTACCCTTGACTTTAACGGACACACAATTACCTCGTCCGGAAACAATGCTGTGATTTCTTATAATGGAACAGGTACCCTAACACTTGATGACAGCAAGGGCGAAGGGGGCATAGAAGCAGCAGCAGTGTCGACGATATCTCAATCCAGCGGTGCTGTTATCATAAACGGCGGTGTATTTCGCTCGGCCACCAATTCGACAAGTACGATATACGTTAGTTTGGGTACATTAACAATAAACGGCGGTACGATTATCAAGAGCAGTGAAAATTACCGCGCGATTTGGGGCGCGGGTATGTCCGTCATAAAAATTTGCGGTGGAACAATAGAAGCGCCAGGTTCAGACGCCGTAGGCGTATTCAGCAATTCATCAGCTATTCAACGCATTATAGTCGATGTGCAAAGCGGTTCCGCCACAATCAAAGGTGGAAACTCTGCAATGACTTCGGCTCCGACCATTGCCAGCGGTACGCAGGTCACGGCAAGCGCCGTTTATAGCGGCTTACCAACGACCACTTACAGCGCAGGGAGTATCGGTAGCTACAAATACCTCAAGTTTGAGCCCGACACCACGAGCCCCGCCATCACCTCGGTATATACAACAACGACTAACGGCACCTATACCATGGGAGATACGCTGGCTTTTGTAGTAAAATTTAACGAAAATGTCAACATAGTCGGCACACCGCATCTTACTTTGCTAATTGGCTCGCAAACACGAAAGGCGAATTATGAAGGCGGCAACGGCACAACTTCCCTTAGGTTTAGTTATACCGTTCAAGCCGGTGATGTGGATAAGGATGAAATTCAATGTCTGTCGCCGATTATGCTTAATGGTGGCACCATCAAAGACGCCGCAGGAAACAACGCCAACTTGATATTTTCATCACCCATCGTCTTCACCGGCATTCTCGTCGATGCACTCCCCCCTTCTATTACTGCGCAACCAACCAGTCAGACGGTGAATGAAGGCGTGGCGGTTCCTTTCGTGGTCACAGCGAGCAGCGCTGCACCGCTTTCCTATCAGTGGCAGCTGTCCACCGATGAGGGTTATACTTTTACTGATATCGACCGCGCAACGACCCAAGAATTCACCATCTTCGAGGCAGAATACGCCATGAATGGATACCGATATAGATGTGTGGTTACAAATTCAGCGGGTACAGTATACAGCAATCCCGCTAAACTGACGGTCAACCAACTTGTCACCGCTCCTGATGCGCCAACCGATGTCACAGCGACAGCGGGCGAAGGTCAGGCAAGCGTCAGCTTTACGGCTCCTGCATCCAATGGCGGTGCTGCAATAACCGCTTACACCGTAACATCCAGCCCCGGCGGATTCACCGGAACCGGAACTGCAAGCCCGGTCACCGTGAATGGGCTTACCAACGGAACATCTTACATCTTTACAGTGACTGCGACCAATAGTGCGGGGGCCAGTGCGGCATCTGCGCCATCAAATGGCGTAACGCCGATGGCAAACCAGACAATCACATTTACCAACCCCGGTGCGCAAAGTTTCGGTACAACTCCGACGCTTATCGCAACTGCAAGTTCCGGGCTTGCTGTCACCTTTACCAGCAACACGCCTGGGGTTTGCACCATTACAAGCGATGGAGAACTGACCTTTATAAGTGCCGGAACCGCATCTATTACGGCCAATCAAGCCGGTAATGGCTCTTATCTGATGGCACCATCGGTTACCCAGACCTTTACCGTAAACCCAGTTCAGCCCGGTGCGCCAACTGGTGTCACAGCGACAGCGGGCGATGGTCAGGCAAGCGTCAGCTTTATGGCTCCTGCCTCCAATGGCGGCGCTGCAATAACGAGTTATACCGTAACATCCAGCCCCGGCGATAAAACTGCCACCGGAACCACAAGCCCAATCACCGTGGATGGACTTACCAACGGAACATCCTACATCTTTACAGTGACGGCGACCAGTAGTGCGGGTAACAGCGCAGCGTCTGTGCCATCTAACATCGTAACGCCGAATGCGCCCACCTGCACCATCAGCGGTACCATCAAGGGCAGCGATACAGGCAGCGGCATTTCCGGCGCTGTTGTGCAATTAAAGAGCGGAAGCAGCAATGTAGGCAGTCCGGTATTCACAGATACAAACGGAGCCTACACTATTTCCGATGTTTCGGCAGGTACTTACAGCATTGAGGTAAGCTCTCTCCACTACAACAACGGCACCATCAGTAGCTTTACGGTATCCGAAAGTGTAACCGGCAAAGAATTGACATTGACCAGCATCGTGATCTTCACTCCTGTAACAGATATCACCATGACCAATGCTGCTTCTGTGCAGGTGGGCAGTGATTTAACCCTGACCGGAATCGTTTCTCCCGCCAATGCCACCAATCAAAACATTGTCTGGAGCATCGAAAGCGCAAACGGCACGGGCGCAACCATTGTCGACAGCACCTTTAGGGCAACGTCGGCAGGTACTGCCACGGTGAAAGCAACCGTTGCAAACGGCTCGACCGCAAGCAGTGATTACACAAAAACCTTCGACATTACTGTAACGACGACACCGGTTGTAACCCACACCATTACAGCAACAACAAGTACCGGGGGCAGTATTTCCCCAAGCGGTAGTGTGACGGTGAATAGCGGCACAAGCCAAACCTTTACCATTACACCGACCAGTAATTATTCCATTGCCGATGTAAAGGTGGATGGCGTAAGCCAAGGCAGAATTGCGAGCTATACCTTTTCTAACGTAACCGCCAATCACACCATTTCGGCAACATTCAGCTACAATGGCAGCTCTGGCGGCGGCAGCTCCTCAGACAACAGCAGCCCTGTCATCGTTACCCCACCCGCACCGGACAAGCCAAATTCACCCACACAGGGAGAAATCAAGGTTCCCGGCACAGTGGACAGCAAGGGAAATATTACAGTGAACATCACTGACAAAACTGTGGTCGATGCCTTTGACAAGGCACTGGCGGATGCCAAGAAAAACGGCAACGAGCAAAACGGCATCACGGTGATCCTCCGTGTGGATACCGGAAGCAAGACCGGCTCTAATGTTACGGTCAATCTGCCTAAGACGGTACAGGACACCATCATTGCGAAGAAAATCGTCAACACCATTGTGGTGGTGGACAACCCCGACATCCGAATCGGCATGGACTTAACGACCGTGCAGGAAATCAACAAGCAGGCAAAATCTGATGTCAACATCACCGCCACCCGCACGGACAGCGGCAAGCTGACCGGGGAAGCGAAAAAAGCTATTGGCAGCCGCCCGGTATTCGACCTTGCGGTAAACTACGGCAGCGGCAAACAGGTGCAAAACTTTGGCACTGGTAGCGTATCGGTAACCATCCCGTACACCATTGGTGCAAATGAAAAGGCTGGAAATGTGCAGGCGGTCTATGTGGATGCCAAGGGCAAGGTACACTGGCTCACAAACTCGGTCTATGACAGTGTGGAACAGGTACTGCGTTTTAGCACCGACCATTTTTCCACCTACGGCATCGGCTACAAGCAGACCAATACCGCATTTACAGACATTGCGGCTCATTGGGCAAAGGAAGATATTGAGTTTGTGGTGAGCCGTGGATTGTTCAGCGGCACTTCCAACACTACCTTCAGCCCGAACACGGCCATGACAAGAGGAATGTTCGTCACGGCGCTGGGACGGCTGGCAAATGCCGATGTGAGCAGCTACGCAAAGAGCAGCTTCACCGATGTGAAAAGCGATGCTTACTACATGGGCTACATTGAGTGGGCAAGCAAAAACAGTATCGTAAACGGCACCGGCAATGGAAAGTTTGCTCCGGATCAGTCCATCACCCGTGAGCAGATGGCGGTTATCATGCAGAACTATGCAAAGGTCATCGGATTTACATTACCGAAGGTTCATGTGGAAAACACTTTTGCGGACAACGCCAAAATCAGCGCCTACGCCAAGGATGCAGTAAAGCAGATGCAGATGGCAGGCGTAATCAGTGGCAAGAGCGGCAATATCTTCGACCCGCAGGGCACCGCCACACGCGCCGAGGTTTCAGCAGTGCTGCGCCGCTTTGTGGAGCTGGCGATTTCCAGCGATACCATGCAGGGTTGGACAAGGAATGACTCTGGCCAGTGGATGTACTACGAAAACGGCAAGGCCGTCACCGGGAAAAAAGACATCGGCGGCACTACCTATACTTTTGACCAGTACGGCGTGACGACGGATGTGCCGAAAAACCTGCGGTACATCACCTACACCGTGCAAAAGGGCGATAGCTTCTGGGTTATCGCCCGCAAGCTGGGCTGCACCATGAGCGAGCTGGAGCGATTGAACAACAAGAGCAGGTTCGACCTCATCCATCCCGGCGATGTACTTCGAGTGCCGGAGAAGTAAAAATAACAAATCAATAAAGCTATGGGCAAACCCGGTTAAAGCCGGGGACGCAAAGCTGAGGATCTAAGGTGTCTTAGGGCGCTATGATAGTCTGGCTGCTGACAGTTAAGCAAAAGCCTGCCCTTCATATTCGGAGGGCAGGCTTTTGCGGTTTTTAACGGATGCTTTGGACTTCGTGATACCGGCTTTCGCTATGGCTATGGCGAGAGAGGTATCCATATGAAGATATTCCGCTTTTATCCCTTTTCAGGGTGTAAATAGAGAAAGAACAAACTATACATACCCCAGTTCAAACTTACAATTTAATCATGTAAACCTAAAAAAGTTAGCATTTTGCCAAGGGCGAAGTGTTGACTTATTTTTTTCGACAAATTTCCTGCTTATTTTACAAATTATACCAATATCGAGATTGTGTTGTGACATTTCCACCAATCCACGTTGCCGTTCCCCACCCTCCAATCTGTTTTCGCATTTCGCAAAACAGATTGGAGGAAAGGAACATGAAGAATTATAAAGACAGTGATTATGCCCTAAATAAATTCAGCGAGGGAATTGTTTACCGCTTCGCAGACCGCATTGTAGAAATCACACTGAAGGATTATCTTGCAGAGAACCTCGGCAAGACAGCACAGGACTTTTTGGAGCTGAAAGCCTTGTCGGATGAAATTTATCATCAGCAAGTCACACATGAAAATCGGACAAGCCGTTTGGATGTGAGCATCAATGGGCTGGAGGAAACAGAGCAGCTTGCCGCACCACCCCTTGATTTGGACTTGATACATAAAAACGATACCCAAAAAGCCAAGGAAGCCGCAAGGCGGCTGCTGGACAGCGGAGAATTGACAGAAATCCAGCGGCGGCGCTTTCTTCTGCATTTCGTGGAGGGCTTATCCTACCGGCAGATTGCCGGTCGTGAAGGGGTGCATTTTACCTCTGTCCACGAAAGCATAGAGGCGGCTGCGGCAAAGCTACAAAAGTTTTTCAAAAAAATTTAATTTTGTACCCCTACACCCCCCTGTTTTTTTGACATTGGGTGAAAGGATTCTCCAATTTCCTTTCGCCTGAACATTGAAAACAGAATACAGGTGTGATGGGTACATCACCGGCAGGGGGAGCAACACGCTGGGACACGCGAAGACGAGGGCAATGCTCTCCGAGCGATACTGTCTGCGGCAGTTACGCCCCGTGGTGGGACGGATTGCGACGATCCCTGCCGGTCATCATGGTACTTCTATCTTGAACGCTTCACCGCATTGGATAGCCCGGTAGACGGCCGGGAAAACGCATCACCCTCATTTGAGAAAGAATGAGGGGCGGCTTTTATGGAGTCCGGCAGCACCAGCCGGATCGCTTATCACACCTTTGCTTTGATATAAAAATCTATCGTGTTCTATCGGAGCGATAGAAACCATGCGGCGGAACAGGCTTTTTGAGTCAACAAACTTTCAAACCTTTGCCTGATTCCGCCGCATTCTTGTGTCGCTCCTTTAGGCAAGCAAAGGAGGCAAAATATTATGGAACAACCTGTCTACATGGCAGATATTCAAAATAAGATTTATGAAGCAGGCTTAATCCGGCAAGAGGAACGCATTGTGCTGACGGCCGAAAACTGCGTGCTTTTGGAATACTATACCGGAAAAACATATAGCTACCGCATGGTGGAACTTTCTACCTTAAAGGCAAAGCGGCTCTTTTCCAAAGCGGCGCCGCTGAATGAAAGCGGCTATCAAAAAGCGATGGACAAAATGCTTTCGCAGGCAGTATCGAAACCGGAAAGCACCTTTTCCATCAAGCCTGTAGTGAGAGCAAGAAATCTGCTGGAACACATTTTTTCAAACATTCTGCCGGAACATGGTATGGACTTTCGGGAGAATCAGGCGGCTCTGGCACTGGAAATGCTGGAGTCCTTGCAGGGAAACAGACTGGCGCTCTGTGAGGCCGAGGTGGGTACAGGCAAAACCCATGCCTACATACTGGCCGTAACGGTCCACAACCTGTTCAGCAACAATAAATTGCCGACGATTATCTCTACTTCCACCATCGCCCTGCAAAAGGCACTGACGGAAGAATATATCCCTCAGATTTCCGAAATTCTGATGGAACATCGTATCATTGACAAACCCCTGTCCTTTGTGGTCCGCAAGGGGAAATCCCATTATGCCTGCGACAGCCGGGTAAAGGGGTATCGTTCCTCTATCGCACACAATGACCGCCATGAGGATAAGGAACTGCTTTCTGTCCTGACCGGACTTTTTACAGGAGCCTGCCCCCTTGATTTGGATACGCTCCCTTTAACGGACTATGTGAAATCCTGCATCAATGTGGAACGCTGCCATCTGAACTGCCCGCTGTCCTCGGTCTGCCGATACCGTGGCTTTATCCGAAAGGCACAGTCCCTTGGATATGACTTTCAGATCGCCAACCACAACCTTGTGCTGGCGGATGTACTTGGCAGGAAGAACGGGAGAAGGTCCCTGTTCCCGCCCCGTGGAGTAGTAATTTTTGACGAAGCCCACAAGCTCCTTGATGCCGCAAGGCAGATGTACGGTATGACAATGGAAAACGTGGAACTGGAACGGCTGGTGGCAAGCATTTGCCATGCCATAGGTTCGGGGAATCCCGATAAGGCGGAAATCATCAGACTGTGTGAAACCATGCAGGAACAAAACGCCTTACTCTTTGAAGCCCTGCGGTATGCCGCAGGCACAAGCTATGATAAAAACTGCTACGCCGTACAGATTGACTTAAACTGCATACGAGCTTTGAAAACGCTGATGGCTGTACTGCGCAGGCTGTCAGTGCTTTTTTATACGACCTCCCGTGAAAAAAGGGATCGGTACGACCGGCTGGTGAACCGCATGGAGCAGCAGGAGACCAAGCTATCCATCCTGTTTCATCATGCCAGTTCTATTCTTTGGCTGGAAATGACCGGAGCAACGGCCAGCCGGGTCTGCGCCTTGCCAAAGCAGCTTGATTTTCTATTATCGGAGGATATTTGGCAGGAAGAAATTCCGTATATCCTGACCTCCGGCACGATCTCTGTCGGAGGTGACTTTTCTCATTTCAAGCGAAATAGCGGAATTATACTGGCGGAGAAACGCCGTGTCTTTGAAACCAGCAAGGCTTCTCCCTTTGATTATCCGAACCATGCCCTGCTGTATCTCCCGCAGGATATACCCACTCCTTCAGACAAAGACAGCGGCTATTTTCAGGCGGTGGTAAATCGGCTGGTGGAGCTGGTTGAAGCGACCCATGGGCATACCCTGATTCTGTTTACATCCTACCGCATGATGGAGCAGGCATATGACGAGTTGTGCGGACGGATCACTTCGTTTCCCATATTCCGTATGGGCAAAGGCCGTCTGGATGCCATAGACACTTTCCGAAAAAGCGATAACGGTGTCCTCTGTGCCAGTGACAGCGCTGGAGAGGGCATTGACCTTGCCGGGGATATTTTATCCTCCCTCATTGTGGTAAAGCTGCCTTTCCCGGCTCCCGATCCGGTGTTGGAATATGAAAAGACCCTGTATCCTGACTTCTACGGCTATCTGAACGAGGTCATTGTACCGGGTATGCTGATTAAACTGCGCCAATGGTTTGGCCGGGGCATCCGCAGGGAAACGGATACCTGTGTTTTCTCCATCCTCGACAGTCGGGCAAGCAGGCGCTACCGGAACGACATACTGGCGGCCTTGCCTGATATGCCGGTTACGCACCAACTTTCTGATGTGAACCGCTTTATTGCGGCCAAGAAGTCGGGCGCCTACTTTGAATGAGTGGGTGCCCGTCTTTTCCCCAAGAAAAAGGACGGAGCCTATTCATTGTTTCTTTCGTTCGGCTGTCACCTGACAAGCTGAACCGGAATATACTGTATCAGGGCGGTAAGGCGGGTAAGCCTTATCGCCCTGTGTCCTGAAAGGAGTGACCCAGTGGACTCTTTATCAAACATAGATTTTGAAGCTATGAAAAACATAGACATCCGAACGGTCAACCCGGATACTCTGGTTGACATTAACGATACAAAAGTCAATGCAAAACTGCCCAAAGAAGAACGGATACTGGACTTTATCCAGCAAATAAGAAATCCATATTGCTACAAGTGCGGAAAGGTCGTGGTCAAAATCAGCTTTAACGATACCGATGCCACACTGGAGGACAGGATGGAAAGTATTTTGAGGATGATGTGAGATGGATGGATTATTTCGGGCGGAGCCTGACCGTGCGGGTTCGGAGAAACGGCAATATTGTCTGGACGCATCCTGAAAGGGGTGCTATAATTATACATGGACTAATATTAGCGGACGCCCATTGATACGGTCAGGTTTTGCTTCTTGACTTTTTCAATCGGGAGGTTTCGTTATGCCATTAAATAAGGAAATAACAATTTATAATGCTGTGGACTATTTGCGTCTCTCTAAAGAAGATGGCGACAAAACAGAAAGCGACAGCATTTCTAATCAAAGAGATTTAATAACCAATTTTGTAAAGTCAATGCCCGAAATCCGTCTCTGTTCGGAAAGAATAGATGACGGATTTAGTGGCGTTGACTTTAATCGTCCTGCCTTTAATTTGATGATGGAGGACGTAAAAGCTGGGCGCATCAACTGTATCATCGTAAAAGACCTGTCACGTTTCGGAAGAAACTACATCGAGGCAGGACGATATATTGAACGGATTTTTCCGTTTTTAGGTGTCCGTTTCATTGCCATCAACGACGGCTATGACAGCGCAAAGGAGAGAACGCCGTCAGATGACATCATAATTCCCTTCAAGAACCTCGTCAACGATGCGTATTGCAGGGACATTTCCGTTAAAATCAGGAGCCAACTTGATGTAAAACGCAAGAAGGGCGAATTCATTGGTTCATTTGCCGTCTACGGTTACATGAAATCAGCAGAGAATAAAAATCAACTGGTCATTGACCCCTATGCCGCAAAGATTGTACGGGATATTTTTGCATGGAAGCTGGACGGACTCAGCCAGCAAGGGATAGCTGACAGGCTGAATGAGATCAGCGAGCCATCCCCCATGGAATATAAACGCTTTTTAGGGCTTAACTTTGCCACCAGCTTTCAGGTGAATCCCAAGGCAAAGTGGACTGCTGTGGCGGTTGGCCGCATTTTGAAAAACCCTATTTACGCAGGGCATCTTGTACAGGGTAAGGAAAGCACGCCAAACTACAAAATTAAACAACGGATTCTGAAACCGGAGGATAAATGGATTCGGGTGGAAAACACCCATGAGCCTATTATCCCCCAAGAAATTTTTGACACAGTAAACCGTGTGCTGGCACAGGATACTCGTATCGCTCCAGACGGAGAAGCTGTCTACCCGTTTTCCGGTTTGCTTTTTTGTGCTGACTGCAAAAGTGGTATGGTGCGAAAGACTGTACCCGCAGGCGGGAAGAAGTACGCCTACTATTATTGCTCAAAGAATAAAGCCGGGGAGGGCTGCACCACCCACTGCATCAGTGAAAAGGTGCTGGAAAAGGCGGTTCTGAAAGCACTTCAAAATCACATTGCTTCTATTCTCGACATTGAACGGACTCTCCATTATATAGACACCCTCCCAATGCAGCAGGAGGAAATCCGAAAAATTGATACCCAACTGCTGATGAAACAGGAGGAAATCGAAAAGTATAAAAACCTTAAAGTGTCTATCTATGAGGATTTGAAAAGCGGTATCATTGACGCGGATGAGTACAGGGAATTCAAAGAAATCTATGGGAACAAGTGTGAGGAAGCCCAAAAGGCTGCCGAACGGCTGAAACAGGATATTACTCTAATTCTTGCGGGTAAGGGAGTAAACAGCGTTTGGATTGAAGCCTTCAAGAAGAATCGGAATATTACTGAGTTATCCCGAAAGGTAGTTGTTTCCCTGATTGAGTGGGTCAATATCTATTCCGGCAGCCGGGTGGAAATCCGATTCCGCTATCAGTATGAATATGAAAGAGCTTTGTTCTTTGCCGAGAATGCCAAAGACCTGATTGTAACAGATTCGCCGACTCCCATAAAGGGGGTGGTGTGAGATGGCGAGAACAAGCAGAAAGCAAATAGATAATCTCCCTCAGGTTCCACTTGAAACGATATGGAACACCTGTATTTATGGGCGGCTGTCGGAGGAAGATGAGCGGAAAAAACAAAGTGATTCCATCGGCAATCAAATCTCCATGTTGGAACGCCATATCGCTGAAAGGCCGTACCTGAAGCTCATATCTGTTTTTAAGGATGTCAATCAGACAGGAACGAACTTCGACCGTCCCGGCTTTAATGAAATGATGGACGCCATCAAGGGTGGAAAAATCAACTGCATTGTGGTCAAAGACCTGTCCCGTTTCGGCAGAAACTACATTGAAACCGGAACTTATCTTGAAAAAATACTGCCATTCTTCAATGTTCGCTTTATCTCCGTGAACGATGCCTATGACAGTCTGAATGCCAGCAGTCAGGATGACGGGTATGCCGTTCCCCTGAAAAATCTGATCCATGATGTGTATGCCAGAGATATATCAAAAAAGATAAAGTCGGGGCTTGCAGTTAAGAGAAGCAGAGGGGAATTTACCGGCTGTGTCGCAGCCTACGGCTATCAAAAGGCGGATAACGGCAAGCTGGTAATTGACGAAGAAACCGCACCGATTGTCAGGAATATTTTCAAATGGGCAGCAAACGGCATGGGCGATATGCGGATTGTGCAAAGGCTCAATGAGTTGGGTATTCCCTCCCCAAGCCAGTACCGTTATGAAAAGGGCATCTTAAAAAATGAGCGTTATGCCGATATGCGCTATTGGTATAAAAGTGCCGTCCGCAGGATTTTGGTCAACCCGGTTTACCTCGGTCATATGGTTCAGGGAAAAACAAAATCTGATCTATGGGGCAAGGGCGGCTGCGTGGAGTTGCCGCAGGATCAGTGGGTGGAAATCAAGAACACTCATGAACCCTTGGTTGATGAAGAAACCTTTTTGGCTATACGGCAAATCAAACAGGAACGGGAGTCCGGCGAGAGAAAAGAAGTGGAACCGCAACGGTCAAATATCTTGAAAGGGCTTGTGTTCTGCGGTGATTGCAAACGGAGCATGAAATGGCGTAAGATGCCCAAAGCAAAGGGTTCAGCACTCTATTACTTTAGCTGTGCCACCTACGAGGATATTGCTAAAAATGACTGCATCAAAAAACGGATGGACGAACCGGATTTGCTCTCTATTCTGGGTACGGCTATCCGCAAGCAGATTGACCTTGCCGTTGACATGGATCGAATGGTGTCTAAGCTCAATGCAAAGGAAGGCTTCTGCCAGCAGCAGAGTGAGATGGACACAGAGATTTCCGAAACGGAAAAGAAGCTGTCCAGACTGTCCATGCTTAGAAGCTCCTTGTACGAGGATTATCAGGAAAAGCTCCTTGATGAAGCGGAATATCTCTTTACAAAAGCAAAGTACGAGAAAGATGTCACCCTTTTGCGGAGCCACCTTGATGAACTATCCATGCAAAAGCACCGTCTTGATACCATGCTGACACCTCAAAATCCATGGATAACAGCCTTGAAAAAATTTAAGAAGAACAAAGCTATAACGGGAGAAATGATTTCCGAACTGATAGAATGGGTGGAAATATTCAGCGATCAAACAGTATCCATCTGTTTCAGGTACAGGGATGAGTTTGAAAGTTTGCTGCGATTTATCGAGGCAGACGGAGAGGCGGGTGTTTCATGAGTATCAAGAATATTCTTGCCCGTTATATCCGGCTGTCCAAAGAGGACGAAAACGAGGGCGAAAGCAACAGCATCATAAACCAGAGGGAGCTTCTGAAAGCCTTTGTGGAAAGCTCTCCAGACCTCTCACAGTATGAAGTGGTTGAGTTTTGCGATGATGGTTACAGCGGTACGAACTTTGACCGTCCGGGCGTGAAAGCCTTGCTGGAAGAAGTGCGTGCGGGGAACATAAACTGTATCATAGTGAAAGACCTATCCCGTTTCGGAAGAAACTACATTGACATCGGAGATTATTTGGAGCAGATATTCCCCTTTTTAGGGGTGCGCTTTATCTCCGTAAACGACCATTTTGACAGCAATGACTTTGACGGTACGACTGGCGGACTTGATATGGGTTTCAGAAACTTGATTTACTCCCTTTACAGCAAAGACCTGTCACAAAAAGTACGGAGTGCAAAGAAAACCCGCATGGAGAAAGGCGAATTTATCAGCAGTCATGCACCTTACGGCTATGCAAAGTCATCGAAAAATCGCAAGAAACTTGTAATTGACGAAAAGGCGGCATCTGTTGTCAGACGCATCTTTGCCATGGCAGACGAGGGCAAAAACGCAGTCCAAATCGCCGCCATCCTGAATGCGGAGGGTATCCCGACGCCATATGCCTATAAGCGGCTGATAGGTTGTGACCGTAAATTCAATGTGGTCGGAAATACAAACCACTGGCATAATACAACCATCCTGACCATCATCCGTGACGAACGCTATACAGGGAAAATGGTAAACGGGAAAAACCGCAACCCTTTTGTCGGAAGCAAGCACGGGAAACGTGTCCCGAAAAGTGAGTGGATTGTCGTACCGAATACCCACGAAGCCATTGTTTCTGAAGAACTTTTTTCCTCGGTTCAGGAGCGTTTCTCTGCCCCTGTGAGGATAAGAACAGAACCGGCCGAGGTCAGACCACTGATGGGCAAGGTGAAATGCGGGGTTTGCCAGCACGTTATGCGAAGAAGCAATAGCCCCTCGGCTACCGCATATTATTATTGTGAAAGCCACCAATATGTAGCTGACAGCACCTGCCCAAAAGATAGGATTTCCGAAAGCAGCCTGATACAGACTGTCCTATCTGTGATACATAAGCAGATAGAGGTCATGCTTGATATGGAACAGCTTTTTGACAGAGTGAAAACGCAAAGTCATAATGATATAACCACTCTGACAGAGCAGATTAGGCAACTCCAAGCAGCCCTCTCCAAGCTGAGAGCATCCAAGGTTAAGGCATATGAAAAATACAAAGATGGGGCTTTGGACAGGGACAGCTACGCAAGCCAAAAGGCGGATATTGGCAAGGAGATTGCGGAAACAGAATCCCTAATCGTTGAACTTGAAACAGCATTGCAAAGCCGTTATCAGGAAAACGGACAGCCGATTTCCATCATTGAGAGCTTCAAGCGGTATGAGGGATTTACTGAGCTTTCAAAAGAAATAGCAGATGAGCTAATCGACAGCATCTATATCTACGGAAGTGAAGCGATTGAAATTGTGTGGAACCATATGGATGAGTATATGAGACTTGTCCAGTATGTCGAAAAAGGAGTATGCGTAGATGAAAACAGATAATAAAAACAGCGTTCCGAGGAACGCTTGGACTATACTTGGTATGTAGGCAAAAAGAGTAGATCAACTCTTCTTTGGAGTCGGTCTGCTCTATTAATTATGGAGTGCTCATAAGGGGTATCCTGCTAATTCTTTCACCGGACTTTATGAGATTGGCTGACTACAGGGTTCTCACTTCTCTGCTGCTCGTAACCCTGCTCTGTGTGTTGGGTCATGCGATTGCGAACATTGCTTCGTGGTGCAGGGCTGTCCCCTTTCGTTTGATTTAAAAAGCACCCGGTGTTCAGCAACACAGCATACAAAAACAAGTGCTTTACATTCTTCTGCAAAAGGAAGTATAATGAAATTATCTACTATTTCCATGAAAACAGGTGAAGCATATGGATTATATAACAGTCAAAGAGGCGGCAGAAAAATGGGATGTTTCTCCCCGCTCCATTACCTATCATCTTGTGGCTGGGCGCATCTTCGGTGCTGTGAAAAAAGGAAACCTTTGGCTTATTCCCGCAGCCGCCGAAAAGCCTGCGGATTTGCGTAGGGGAAAGAAAAAGTGCTGAAATTGGCTGCCTTCGGCAAAATAAAATTATGGCAGGTGAGAATATGAAAAATCGGCTAAAACAATTTATCAGCACATTTTTTGGTGCTGGCCTCGATTTTCGGGTACGACTATTCAATGTGCTTGCCATGGGCGGTACAGTCATCAGCTTGGCTATGGCGCTGGTTGGCATTGCAGTAGAAACAGGGTTGGGAAATATTGCGGCTAATTTTATTTCAGCTGCCCTTTCCTTTTGGCTGCTCTGTTATTCCCAGCGCACCGGCAGGTATCAGCTCTGCTACACGATTACCATAGTCGCCATTTTTCTGGTGCTGTTCCCGGTCATGTTCTTCACGGCTGGGGGATATCACAGCGGGATGCCCAGTTTTTTTGTATTTGCGGTGGCCTTTACCATCCTGATGCTGGAGGGCAAAAAAGCCATTGCAATGTCTGTGTTAGAAGTTCTCCTGTACCTTGCCATTTGCCTGATTGCCTTTCGCTATCCTGAACTGGTCAAGGCATGGGCTACCGAGCAGGACATGCTCGCCGATGTGATAGTAGGATTTGTATCAGTCAGCGCTGTGCTTGGCACAATGCTCTATCTCCACTTTAAGCTCTATAACGAGCAGCAAAAAAAGCTTGACGAACAAAATCATATCCTTGAGAGAGCCAGCCATGCGAAAACAGAATTTCTGTCCAATACCTCCCATGAAATGCGCACACCACTGACCGTCATTTCGGTCAATGTGCAGACAGTGGCGGAGATACTGGAGGACATGGGTGATACAGTGAAGGATGGGGAGGCAACGGAGCTGCTCCAGAATGCCCAACAGGAAATTATGCGGCTGGCCCGTATGGTAGGCGGGACGCTGACGCTGGCTGCTATGAGTGAAAACACAGACAAGAAAGCGGTGGATTTCTCGACCCTGCTGCGCAGCAGTGCAGAAATGTTCTCTCTACATTTGCAAAAAAGAGGCAATACTCTAACGGAAGAGATTGCGGGAGGGCTGACTGTGTTCGGCAATGCAGATTTGCTGGCGCAGGTGGTAGCGAACCTTTTGCAAAATGCCTCTGCCTATACTCGGCAGGGCAAGGTCAATTTGACAGCACAAAAATCCGGGCACGACATTCTGGTCTCGGTTAAGGATAGTGGCGACGGTATTTCTGCGGAACTTTTGCCCCATGTGTTTGAGCGAGGTGTTTCCACTGGGGGCACAGGCTTTGGTCTGTATCTGTGCAAGACGGTGGTGGAATCCCATGGCGGCCGGATTTGGATTGAGAGCGAACCCGGAAGCGGAACAGCGGTGATATTTGCCCTACCAACCTATGAGGGGCAGCTTGGAGGTGAGAGAGTGTGAAGCAGATTTTGTTGGTGGAGGACAACGAACAAATTATGCAGGGCAACGAGCGCATGCTGAAACGGCGGGGCTATGAGGTAACCTGCGCGCTGACTCTTGCAGATGCCCGCAAAGCGGTGAAGACTCGGATGCCCGACCTGTTTGTGCTGGACATTATGTTGCCCGACGGCAGCGGACTGGATTTTATGGCGGAGCTGCACAAAGTTTCACAGACACCGGTTCTGCTGCTGACCGGACTGACAACACCGGAGGATATTGTGCGGGGACTTACGGCAGGGGGCGACGACTACCTTGCCAAGCCCTATAACTTCGGTGTGCTGCTGGCACGGGTGGAAGCACTTTTGCGCCGCGCACAACAGGTGCCGGAGCGTATCCACAAGGGCAGGCTTTGCCTTGATGTAACAGCTGATGTGGCGACCCTTGACGGTACTGATTTGCTGCTGTCCCAGAAGGAATTTTCCCTGCTGCTGATTTTCGCACAGAACGAGGAGCGCTTTATCAGTGCGGAAGATCTGTATAAAAAGGTGTGGAAGCAGCCCATGACGGGCGACAGCAATGCCTTGAGAAGCACGCTTAAGCGCCTACGTGCAAAATTAGAGGGCAGCGGATATTGCATCGCATTATCCAAGGGCGAGGGGTATCAGTTCGAGAGAGAATAACTGGAACAAAAAAGTTTTGTGGCCAGTGTGTCAATTTTGACACACTGGCCACTTTTGGTTTTCGGGCATGGTAAGATAAGGTACAGGATATACAAATAGGCTGGCTTTTTTAGGCTTGTGGTTTTAGATGAGGAGGTGGTTATAGAAATGGTATCTGAACAAACTGCAATCAAGCAGTCGAGAATTGTCCGTGTAGAGGCGTTTGATGGAGACACCTTTGGAATTACGCTGGAGAGTGGGCACACCATCCTGCTGGAACTGGAACACAGAATCAAAGAACCGGCCTTTGCCGCCCTGATCGAAAGCGGAGATTTCTGCAAGCCTTATACCGACGGCAAGGCAATCTGCTGGCCCGGCGGGGTATCCATCACGCTGGAGGAGATTTTAGAGATGCTCCTGTCCCATGGCAATCGATCACAAAACCAAAATAATTATGAGGAGGAATGAGCAATGATAACAAAACGAGCAAGCAAAACACTGTCCTTGTTACTGGCGTTTTGCATGGTATTTGCTATGCTGCCGACTGTGGCTTTTGCCGAAACCGGTGATGTGGATTCCGGCACACCCTTGGGGGTAAGCGAAACAATCACCGCCTTTGCACCGCTGGCTGAAGATGTGGCGGCACAGACGGTGAAAACCGGCACCCTGGAGAAGGAACTGAACCTGCCGGGGACGCTGGCGGTCACTGTCACTGAAAGCGTCTATGACATAGCGAGCGGCAGCGATGCAACAAAACAGGATACCCAAACCACCGTGGCGGTTGAACGCTGGACTTCCGAACCGTCCTATGACGGTGATGTTGCGGGGGTTTATAGCTTTACGCCGGCTCTGGCTTTGCCGGAGGATGTAACACTGGCAGATGGTGTAACCACACCTGAAATCACCGTGACAGTGGAAGAAGCAGCGGCACGTTTGGCGCGGGGCGGTGCTTCTCTGATGAGCGGCACTGTCACCGGCACAATGGACATCGGCGGACAAACCGGCGTTACTCTTGCCGCTAACGCCAGCGGAACAGGCTGGACATGGGATTCGACAACCGCCACCCTAACGCTTAACAGCAGTTACCAAGGCGGTTATATAAAATTTGAATGTGCCGACACCGATACCATCAACCTGGTATGCAACGGTGCTGTCACGGTTAACAAAAGCGATACCTACGCAATACAAAGCTGGGGTAGCCTGGTCATTAAAGGTGACGGCCCGCTTACGATTTCCGACGGCGGCATAACGGCGTCTAAGGACATCGTCATCTTGGGGGCGATGGGGAATATCAGCGGCGCCAGCGTCGGCATTTCTGCCGGCGGCAGTGTTACTATCTCCGGCACGGTGGGCGATATTACGTCCACGGCGCACACGATTTACGCAGATGGAGACATTACCATTTCAGACGGCGGCGTTGTGGGCAAGATCGGCGCGGGAGGCACCGGCTCCAAAAGCGGCACCCATGGAATTTACGCGGGCGGCAGCGTTACCATCAACGGCGTAACAGGTGATATTTCAGGCAAATCCTATGGAATCTACGCAAAGGGCGGCAACGTTTTCATCAACGGCGCAACAGGAGCGATTAGTAGTGCATACGGATCACTTTCAGGCGATTCCGCCATTCGCGCAAGCGTTGGCGTTGCCATCAACGGCACAACAGGCGCGATCAGCTCCAAGGGCGATTACGGTATATACGCAGAATCAGGCGCGGTTTTAATTGCAGGTAAAACCGGCGATATCACCGGCACGAAAGCCTTCGGCATTTTAGCGGAAGCGGGCGGTATTACCATTCCACCTAGCGCTGTTGTGGGCAATATCGCCGGCGCTCAAAGGGGTATCGACGCAGACGGCCACATCACAATTGGCGGTAAAACCGGCGATATTACAGGCGTCACCGGCAGCATCTACGGCGGCGGCATTAGCGCAACCGGCAGCGTCGCAATCTATGGCGAAACGGGCAATATTACAAGCACGAGCGCCAGCATCCCAGCAATTGGTGCGCTTGGCGACGTCTCCATTATCGGCAGTGTGGGCAAGATTGCAGTCACCTCCCTCAGCAGTGGTAGCGGCCGAGGTATTTACGCAGATGGCAGCATTCATATCGTCAATTCTGTCACGATAAGCAGCTTCAATGGAGCGTTCAATAAAGCCCCCGCCACCTTACCATCTCCTTATACAGCCACCTGGAGTGACAGTGCGGACGGCTCCGGTTTTTCTACCGGCAGTAGCTATACATGGAGCGGCAGTCATCAATATGTGAAAATTGAGAAGGACAGCGGGACGTCCGCCCCCACGGTATCCGGCCTTCGGGCTGAGCGCACGGATGCGGATAGTGTCAGATTTTTCTTCACACCCAGCACCACCGGGAAGTATGGATATGTTGTTCAAAAAAAAGAAGAATCAGCACCAACTAATCTTCCGCTGTTCAATGATATAACCTCCATCGGAGAATTCGATATCGACTCAAAACATTTTGGCACTAACGCCTCGGATGTTTTCGTGATCTATCTGCAAATCGAGAACGAAGCAGGTGTAAAGAGCCAGATCTACTCCCTTGAGGTTCCGGCATATACACCGCCGACGGATGCAGAGCCACCAAGCATTAGCGAACAACCGACAAGCGCAACTTATTTGCAAAATACGGCGGCCATCAGTTTGTTGGTGCTCGCAAACAGCACGGATGGCGGCACGCTTTCCTACCAGTGGTACTGCAATACGACAAACAGCACTGTTGGCGGAACACCAGTTGCCAGCACCTATATCAACGCGTGCACGCCTTCCACCGCCTTGGTCGGCACGACCTATTACTATTGTGTGGTCACAAACACCAACAACAAAGCAACAAACAAAACCGCCACGACGACCAGCGATATCGTGTCGGTCGAGGTGATTCCGACGGGTGGCACAATCATTCGCTCCATCACCGTCACCGGCATAGTCGAGCCTGTCGGGGGTGCATCACCTGTCAAGACAGGCGCAACCGTCCCAGCGGATGCCAACTATGCACTTCGGGGGGACATCATCGTGTGGGTTGACGATGAAAACAAAACCGAGCCGCTGGCTGACGGCGCAAAGTTTGAAGCCGGTAAGAGATATCACTGTAGCGTTTCTGTGAAGCTGCCTTCCGGGCACTCCTTTGCCCACGATGTCGTTGCAACCATCAATGGAAAAACAGCAACCGTGATGCTCGACGGCACAGAAGAAGCCGTGGTATCCTATCTGTTCACGGCGAAGGACACAGCCGATACCCCAACCATCACCATTACAAAACACCCTCAGAATGTAACCGTAACACAGGGTAGAATTAACGCAACTTTGACAGCAGAAGCCGTCGCAAGCAATGGCAAGCCTGTCCGCTATCAGTGGCGACAATTTATCGGCGGCATTGGTAGTGATAACACGCAGCCAATGCTTGGCGAAACGAGCAATACATTCACTATCCCGACAGGTCTAACCGCAGGAACGTATCGGTATCTTTGCATATTTGACACAGATGATACCGATTATACAGATAGCAATACTGCCATCGTAACCGTAAAACCGCCTTCTGGCGGTGGTGACAATGGTGGTGGAAGTGGCGGTTCCTCTGGGGGTAATGGCGGCTCAGGTGTTGTCGTTACTCCTCCCGCTCCGGATGCACCCAATGCCCCTACACAGGGCAGTGTTAGTATCCAGGGCACGGTGGATGCAAGCGGTAATATCACAGCCAATATTACAAACCAAACTGTGATCGACGCCATTGACAGAGCGCTTACACAAGCAAGGCAAAACGGCACCGAGCAAAACGGCATTATCCTCACGCTAAACATTAGCACAGGCGGCAAGCCCATAAACAACCTTTCGGTAAATCTGCCAAAGCAAGTGCAGGATGCCATCATAGCCAAGGGCGTATCGGGTCTTATCATCACGGCAGGCGGCACAGACATTGCCATCGGGATGGATTTAGCGGCCTTGCAGGAAATGAACAGGCAGGCAAACGGCAATGTAAATATAACTGCCAACCGCATGAATAACGCTACTCTTGCCGGTAACGCCAGGGCTGCCATCGGCAACCGTCCTGTGTTTGATCTTAAAGCAAATTACGGTAGCGGAAAACAAGTGCAAAACTTTGGCGCGGGCAGCGTATCGATTACCATTCCCTATACACTCAGTGCAAACGAAAATGCCGGAAATATACAGGCGGTCTATGTGGAGGCAAACGGTAGGGTGCAGTGGTTAATCAGTTCTGTCTATGACGGCTTAAATGGAGTTCTGCGCTTTAGCACCAACCATTTTTCCACCTACGGCGTGGGCTACAAGCAGGATGTGCCAAGCTTTGCCGACATCGGCACCCACTGGGCTAAGGATGACATTGCCTTTGTTGCAAACCGTGGGCTCTTAAGCGGCACCTCTAAAACCACCTTTAGTCCGAACACTGCTATGACAAGAGGAATGTTTGTCACCGCCCTTGGCAGGTTGGCAAATGCCGATGTAAGCGGCTATGAAAAGAGCAGCTTTACTGATGTAAAATCTGACGCCTACCATCTGGGCTACGTTGAGTGGGCAAACAAAAACAACATCGTAAAGGGCATCGGCGATGGGAAATTTGCACCGGATCAAAGTATTACTCGTGAGCAAATGGCGGTTATACTGCAAAGCTATGCTAAAGCAATTGGGTTTACTTTGCCAAAGGTTCATGCGGAAAACACCTTTGCTGACAGCGCTAAAATCGGCGCTTACGCAAAAGATGCCGTAAAGCAGATGCAGATGGCTGGCATTATCAGCGGCAAAAACAGTAATCTCTTTGACCCGCAGGGTACAGCCACAAGAGCCGAGGTGTCTGCAGTGCTTCGCCGATTCGTTGAACTGGCTATTTCCAGTGACACGGCACAGGGCTGGACAATGAATGACTCCGGTAAGTGGATGTACTACGAAAACGGTAAGCCTGTTACAGGCAAGAAGAACATCGGCGGCTCGACCTACACCTTCGACCAGTACGGCGTAACGGCGGATGTGCCAAAAAATCTGCGATATACTACCTACACCGTACAAAAGGGTGATAGCTTCTGGCTGATTGCTCACAAGCTGGGCTGTACCATGAGTGAATTGGAGCGGCTTAACAACAAGAGCAGATTTGATTTAATACATCCGGGTGATGTCCTGAGGGTTCCGGAGGAATAAAACACACCAACTATAAAGAAGTGTAGGGAACCGATATCCGGCTCCCTACACTTCTTTTTCCGTACTCAGTTTGCTTCTCCTAAATTGTCTTTATTGGTGGTGTTATAGAGCTAACTGTTTTGGCTTGCAGTATATAGATAATTAATCGTAGATAGGGCGAGTTGATACTGGAACGAAAAAATTCGTTCACCTCCCTTTTGCAAGGATTGACTGGATATATTGCAGGGTTGCCAGCAATGAGCATAACAGCATAGAGATACAGCGTGACAGGCTTATCCACTTTGCCAATGAGCGTGGGTTCAATATCGCTGGAATTTCTCAAGATATTGGCAGCGGTCTTGACTTTTACCGCAAAGGTTTGTCTGAAACTAAGCAAGCCGTCTGCTCAAAGAATGCAGATGTTGTTTTGGTTTCCAATGTATCCTGCATCGGACGGGATACATTGAAAACCACTGCTTACATAAAAGAACTAAATAACCTGGGTGCAGAATTTCTTTCCTCGACAGACGGTGTGATTGATATGACTTTGACCGACCAACTCATTTCAGAGATGTCCAGTATGTCTATGTCGGAAAATAGAGTGCCTAAGTGGAAAATGATGATAAAGAGTATCAGGGACATATTTCACAGAGGGTAAACAGAGAAGCTACTGATTTCTAATTATTATTTTTAGTCCTGACTTGACACCAGCAGGAGCAACCGGTCCTACAGGGTCTGTGCCAACTCTATCTCCCAATGAGATAGCTGGCTCAATTTCCGTATTACCTGTGGCTACTGAGGTTACAGTAGTATCTGTA